AAAACCAGCCGAAGCACCAGCACCGGCAAAACCAGCACCGGCAAAACCAGCCGAAGCACCAGCACCGCAGGCACCCAAACCACCAACTGCAAAACCCGTTGAAACTGCACCACCAGCACCTACAGCGGCACCTGCACCACCTACTGTCACACCACAACCACCGATTGTAAAACCAGCTATCGTTGAAGCCGCTAAATCTGCGGCTAAAGTTGGTGTAGCCGGTGCCGCAGGAATTTCTGCTTCGGCCGCACTTTCTATTGAGAGAGAAACTGGAAAACCAGCAAAAGATGCAATAAAAAATGTTGGTCAAATTGTACCAAATGATCCGAAACCTGGCGTTTCTTCATATGGCATTTTTGGTATAAATTCTGGTGGCTCAGTGCAATCTTTTGTTAAAGATAATCCTCAATTTGAATTAAATTCGAAACCAGCGTCAAAAGAATTCGATGAAAAATGGTCTAAAATTTCAAAAGAACGACCAAAGGAAATGTTGGATGCACAATTGAAATGGTACGAAAAAAATATAACAAACCCATTAAAAAACGATTTGGTTAAACTTGTACCTAAAGAATTCGCAACCGATCCTAGAGTTTTAACATACATGTCTGATAGAAGGGTACAGTATGGTAAAACAATGGAAGCACAAGCATTAAAACAGGCCTCTACTGCAAAAAGTGTTGAAGAATTTTTGAGTTTAATGTCACAATATGATATAGCTAATTTAAAAGATGCCTTCAAAACATATCTTTCAAATCATCCTGATGCAATAAAAGGCTTAGAGAAAAGAATACGTGAACGTGAAAAATCATCACTAAAGGCCATAGAAAGCAATTCAAATTTAGGTGAAAAACTTAATTCTGATTCTACACAAAATGCCGACATGAAAAAAGATATGTCAGAGAGTTCAGCCGGTGGTTCTCCAGTGATTATTCAAAACAACAATACAACAAAATCAAAAACAAATATACATAGAGCCGCACCACAAGAACAACTTAACCCAACAATGAGACATTAAAATGGACTACAGAGTAGCAAGTAATATCAGAGGTAAATCTCTTTCGTCATTGATAACAGATAAAATTACATCAGGTGGTTCTGTTGGTTCATCCATTAGGGGTGCAATCTCAGATAAACTCAAAGCAAAAGGCACCGGTATCAAAGAGAAGTTTGATCCAATGAATATTGCACGTGCAATGACAGGTGGTGGTAAACTTGCGCCTGCTATTCTTGGCAAAATTACTGGTCGTTCACAATCAGATATTAATTATTTTGCTGGTAATAAAAACAAGGCTTCATCTTATACAAAAATGCCATCTGTTGGTCAAGTACCATCATCAGAAGGTTTTGGTGGTTCCGCAATTGAAGTTCTCAATAAGATGCTCTCATTCATGCAAAAGAATCGTGAAGACGATCTTAAAAGAAAACAAATCAGCATGTCATTTGAAGAAGAACGCCAGTCAGAAGAACAACGCAGACATGAAAAGTTTTTGAAAGTATTAAAAGATTTTACTTCTGTTGGTGCAACAACAACAATGGTAAAAAAAGAATCTGAAAAAGATAAAAGTTTATTTGATGAAGTTGCAGATTTGTTTTCGAAGGGTGCATTTTTAGCAAGAATACTACCATTTTTAACTAATCCACTCACTCTTACTATAGGTGCAATTCTAGTTGCAACTTATGGCTTGAAAAAATTAGCCGAAGCAATGCCCAATCTTAATATTCCCACACCACAAGAAGCACAAAATGTGTTGCTTAATGGAACTCAAGGTGATATTGAAAAAGAAGGTGGATATGATAAACTTGCTGACATTATCAAGAATAGACCAGGAATAGCAAAACAAGCATTAGAAGATTACGGAACAGGTAAAATAACTGAAATAGAACTTAATAAACTTGGTGGAAAAGATAGACTTGAACAGACTGTTAAAGAAGCCGGTCTTGCTGTACCTGAAAAGAAAGTGATGTTAGAAAAAGTTGTTCCGAGACCACAGAAAAGAGGATATCAACAAATTCAATGGGACACTTTGTATGGCAAAGATTATAATATTGATGGAACAAAAAAGTCAACACAAGTACCAAATGTGGCCACACCGCCTGTGCCTGCGGCTACACCTGTATCGAATAATGACTCATCACCTGTTCCTGCCGCCACTCCTGTTCCTTCAACAACCACGCCTGTACTTTCCACACCACCCTCATCTACTGTCGTTGGTAAGATACAAGAGAATAATGATTTAAACTTACAGGATACTGTTACTTCTGATACTTCTTCATCATCTTCTTTATCAGTGAATAATTCATCAACTTCTGCACCAGACCAAACTGTTACATCTACCGCAACAACACGTGATGATACAGCAATTCTCGATTTTGTTTTAAATAGATCAAAGGCGCGGATATAAAAAAAGGACCTTTCGGTCCTTTTTATCAGTCTTCGGCTAGTTTGCTGAAGTATGCAAGGTCATCATCATCAGCCATACCAGCATCTTCTGCTACTGGAGCAGGTTTACGTGGCATTGCTTTAGCTTGTTCAACCGTGGTCTTTGCAACCACTGGTGAACCATCAAGCCCAAGAACCTTATCAAGGCGGGCCTTCAATTCATCATAAGACTTGAAGTTTTCTGGCGCAAGGAACTCTTTAAGAGAGTATTCTTTCTTCCAGATTGCTTCTAGTTCCTCATCATCACTCAATAGAGGTGATGGAGATTCAAATTCAGATTTGTCATAATTCTGATAACCTTCAACTTTACGAATCTTCAACTTGAAGTTAGCACCTACCCACAGGTCAAATGGATTAACTGCTTTTTCATCTTCGAAAGCGGGATTCATTGCTTCGGTGATTTTATCAAAGATTTTCTTACCGAACTTGTAAAGGAAGACTTTACCTTCGTTTTGGCTATTCTTAGGATCTTCAACAACATAAATGTTGGCGATATAAGAAAGACGACGCTTTTGTTTACGTGCTACTTCTTTGTTTGCTTCGATGCCAGAGTTCCACAACTGAGAGTTGTATTCAGAAACTGGATCTTTTTGGCCAAGAGTAGTGAGTGAGTTTTCAATGTACCAGCCACCAGGTCCCTGGAAGCCATGATTAAAAACTTTTGCCCAAGGTAGTGCATCATCACCATCAACCGAGGGTTGTGGAAGAAAACGAATAACTGCATAACCGTTACCAGCCTTATCGACTTCGGGTTTCCAGAAATTATCTTCTTTGGTGGGAGATTCGGCTGTATTGAGTTTTTCAATAGCCTTTGAGAGTTTGTCTAGGTTGCTAGAGCGTCTTAGATTTTCGAATGCTGACATGGTATTTTCCTTGTATAAACGTTGTATTAAATGTGTTGCGAATTATCCACATAATTCATAATGTATGAAGTATATAGGTGATTCAAATAAACATTTTCAGAGTTGCGATAGTTGATTCGGCATCTGTATGAAGAATACCAATACCACCGGCTTTGTTCCAATCATCGATAACAGATTTGGTGTCATCAATGATTATGGAATTTGGTGTAGCATACTTGTATTTCAGGGATTTACCTGGAACAAAGTTTGCTTTATAGAGAATGTTGTGTTTGATTAGCCACATTTGTTTTTGTGGTGCAATCATTCCATGATTTTCTGGTCGTGCAGTTGACGATAGAATTTCTTTAGGTACATCCAACTCTTGTAAAAAGTGCAACAGTTCTTTTGCATCGTGCATGAGGTCAAGTGTACTGAATTCTCCACCATCAATAAACTTTGCAAAGTAACCATTAAATTCTTTATTGTTCCGTGTTTCTTCGGGTGTCACACGGAACTTTTCTTTGTAACGTTTTGAGAAATCGGCAATCACCCCGTCCATATCAACATAAATCATGCTAATTGGCATATTTTATCCTTCAGAATCTTTTTCATTTTTTGTTCATCATATAAAAAGAATGGCTTGTACTTTTCACAACTTTTGGTGAAGTCAGGAAACAATATATCATCTTCAACTTTCTTTTTCCACATAGGCATAAAATTCATAAAGTCATTGAGAATGAGTATTGTTTCCTTTTTCACTTTATCATGTAAGTATAGATTATATAACATCGGATACTGCCTGTCAACCACCTTTAGCAATTCTTCTGGATTGTCTACCGAATCTAATGCGGTAGATAAGTCCTGCTCAAAAATGTATGAGAGGGATTGTTGAGTTTTGAGCCAAACTTTGTACTCCGATTCGGCATCTTCCAACAGTAAATCACCAGCCCAACATTTTGGATTGTGTAGTAGATTGGCAATATAGAAACCGAACAATTCATCTTTCTTGTATTTACGAGAAAGTTTATAGAAATGAAACTTATCTTTCCGTAGCATGAATGAGTCTTTACCAATGGAGATTTTACCATTGTATTTCACATAATCATAATTTGTTGTAAAATGGAGTTTTAATCCATGAAACAACGCAAAGGCATCATAACCACCGGCTTCGGTCATATTGGTAACTTATTCACTTTCTTAATCATATTACCAGCCTGTGCTTCATCATTAATCTTAGACTTGATTGGTGTTGTAAGGAGAGTTGCCGCAAGTTCAACTTCAAAACCAGTATCTTCACAATGAAGAAGTACGGCATCCATATAACCAATTCTTTTGGTCTTTACAATTTCTTCAATAATAGCAGAGAACTTTCTTTGTTCATCTTTCGTAGCCATTACTTTTTACCCATCGAATATGCAATACAAACAGCATTAGCGTTAGTTTCATATGCACACTTGACCGAGATTGGATCGATACCTTTTTGAATAGCCGATTCAATATTCTTAGACATGTTGTTACGGTCATTAATATTATAAATTGTAAAAGCGGCGATAGTTGCACACATTGTAAGTGTGATACAAATGATAACCGTAATAGCTTCTTTATTCATTTTAGATGATTCCTTTGTTTCGATTGATTTCGTCTTTGTTGCTTCTGTAAAAGATGTGTCTTCCAATTTGGTCTACCTTTTTTAAATTCCATTGAGGATTAACATAGTCTGCATGGTAATAGGTTGCTCCACCTGTAACATCTTTTTGTTGTTCAAAGTTGATAACCATATTGATTGCTAACTGTCGAATTTCATTATACAACGAAGTGTCACGTATTGTCAACTGTTTATCGGTAATCTTTTTGTCACAAAACCATGAGAATTGACATGTGTTACCAGTTTTTTGATACACTACTCCGCAAATATCTTTTGCATAATTTCCAGTTTGAAGTCGATTAATTGTAACGAAAGCAATAGCTTTCTTGCCATCAAGTGGCTCATGCGCGGCTTCAAAATAAATATTATCTGCTAGGCATGTTACTTGTCTTTGTGTCTCTTTATCTAGAGAATCGTAACTAGCCTTGAATGGTAAATTATATAAGTTTATATTTACCATCGACAGTGCTAAAATAATTGCGGAAAATAGTATGCTTAAAAGTATTGGTTTACTTTGCATTTTTATTTCCTGTGATTGTGGTGGTTTTTGAAGAACCACCAAAAAACTTTTAGTTTATCAGAACTTTACTTTAAGTCCGATAGCACCAGTATTTCCGTTGAATTTGGAAATACGTTCTTGACCAGCACTGCGTTCTACGCTTGCTACAACGTCAATAGTTTTGGTGACAGGCATAGTAGCCGTTGCACCAACGGTTAAGCCATAACCACCAGCACCATTAAATGTGTCTTGGAATGAAACTGATCCACCAGCAGACAATGCAACAGGTCCTACTTTAGTTAAAGCAAAATCTTTACCGACTGCATAACGATTATAACCTTCGTCAATGTGAGTTGCACTTAACGTGATTCCCTTTAAGGTTGTACCAACCCGAAAACCATTGTGTTCTACGTTATAATCACGTACAGCAGAAACGGTTACGTCACCGGCAAAAGCGGCGGTGCCGATGGTTAGTAGGGATGCAATAATTGCTTTCTTCATTTAAACTCCTATTTGTTGAACATAGTGGTAGGTTATTCTGTTACGAGGAAACCTACCGAAACCCTTTTAATGATTATTCGTTAGAAACGAAAGCATTAAGTAATTTTGCTTTGGCAATAATTTCTTTTTCAGTAGGATACGCTACCAATACTGGTACGGGAAGCGATTTATCAACTTCAGAACTACGATGCCATTGTTCCATTAGCATTTCTTTTTTAATGTGAAAGTCTTGTGTTACCAAGTCCTTTGCCATGTCTAAAAGACTTAAACGGATTTCAAAAGGTGTTTTACTCATAAGATTTCTCCTTGTGTGTGAGTGTGTGTTTACTAAAATGGTAGGTTATTCTGTTACGAGGAAACCTACCGAAACCCTAGTCAGCGTTTAGGCTGCCAATGCGAACTGTGAGTCGTTTGCGTTTACTTGGTTTTAGTTTTTACATCTTCTCTGATGAGTTGTCCACTTCTGTACTTGTTGCTCTGTCGAATACTGAGTACACCCCCATCAAAGTAACACTAACCATAGTATCGGCATCTGCTTTCTGGGTCTACTACAGAAAATATTACTTTGGTGGAGGTGGGGGGATTTGCACCCCCGTCCAGAACACTTTTCTAGTTGCTTCATACAACCATAACTACTATTATAGCAGGTTTTTATTCAGTTGTCAAGTGATATTTTGGTAATATTAGAAATTGCTGTCGACCATCTCTATCATTACTCCTGTGCGAGTAGACAATATAGTTGCTCCTCCGGAATCGGATGATATCTCTATTGTATAAGTTGCGCTGAAAACGTTTTGTCCGGGGGTTCTGGAGATATATATTTCCCTAGCGGTACTCAACAGCATCCATCCAGTAGATGCGGTGGAACTGGCTGCCGCGGTAGGTGTGTAAAAGCTGTTTGTGGCTGTTCTGGTAAACCGAATCCAATAGTTTGAACCTATACCAGACGTAGTTGGACTTCCCCAAGTTTCACCCGAGGCGTTGTAACCAGATGAATAAAAGAAAAAACTTATTGTTGCATCGGCGTTCCAACGTATACCCACAGAGGCAGGCTCGCCAAAATAGTACAGGTAATCCAAAATATAAGAATTTGTAAAACCAGCAGAATAAGCCACAGTAAAGTTAGCCTTGCCAAAAAAGTTGGAAATACTAATAGCACCAGAAGCAACACCAGCAAGAGTTCTTAGTGCAGTTTCATTTAAACTACTTGTTGCACCAGCGGCTCGACCCAATTCAAGGTTAATTGAACGTGTGGATGTTGATCCACCGATACTCATTTCTCCAGAAGCGGCTAATGTCATTTTTTATCCTTGTACCCAAGGAAGTGGAGTATCTTTTGGAACTACTGTTGGTGGATTAATCATCCTATCAATATATGCTTGTACTTTTGCTTTTGCACTATTGACACCCGAGACACCTAATGTGTTTTGTAACCAACCAATAAGTGTTTCTTCTGTCAATTCAGCATAAGGAATAAATGTTGATTCGGTGAATACAAGTGTGGTTCTATCACCCACAGTTGCCATATAATTTTCACCAATACCGATGGCATCAGCGAGAACTGGAGTAGTGTCATCAACACCCATTAATGTCCAGCAGACTTCGGCCACATAATTTGGTTGTGGTTCTTGAAATGTGCTTATACGGTCAATTGACCAGGTAAATGTCGTAGCCATTTAATTTATCCTCATTTTTTATTTAAATAGAACTCTATGTGTTCCAACAAGGTATTTATATGATCTCCAGTTTTCTCTATGAAAATCAGAGGTTCTTCATTCTCAACTGCCATAACAATCACAATTTGGTCAACCGGTACAGAAACATGTTCTTCGTACATACCAGCATATGCTGTGCATTGTGCAAAATAGTCTTGAATGTCTTCCTTTTTCTTAATCTTCTTCGATGTTTTAAAGTCGATTACAGATAAAACACCATCCCACTCAGCAATGAGGTCAACACGACCAGCTAAACCGATTCGTTCAGACCAAAGTGCCTGTTCAATATAATGTATATTATTTATTCTATGGAGGTGTGGAATCAATGTACGGAACATTTCTACCGAATCGGGCATTTCCCGCACCCATACAATCTCCTCATTCTTCAGATATCGTTCTGCAAGGTCATGCACACGATTACCACGGCCCGTTGCAAGTTTGGAGATTCGGTTGGCTTCAACTTCGCCAACACGATTTCTCCATTCCATAATTGCTTGTTTCTTCATTGCACCAACAACAGTTGTCACAGAAGGCAAACGTTTACCGCTTGGTGATGTGTAGTAACGTTTACCGTCAGTATGTGTTTCCGATTTTAGGTCCGGAAGAACCATTGGTGGGCAATGTGTAAACATATTATTCTAATTCAATCTCAATTTGTTTGAAACGTTTCTCTTGAATTGTTTCTTCTTTCCATATTTTTCGTGGATTACCACACATGATACAACCAGGTCGACCGCAATCCAGTACGTGATGTTTGGCCAACTTGTGTGGTTCTTTTATTTCAATGCCGTGAGATTTTGCAATCTTCATTTGTTTCTTGATAGCAGTTTCATCGGCATGAATACGTCTGCTGTGTTTTAGCTTGTCATATTCTGTACTCATTCCGCGTCCTCATATTTTAGTTTGGCTATGATATAGTCTTTAACAAGCGAACTACGCACAATGTCATCAACAGTAAATTCAATCTTCGTAAATGCATTCATGTGATATGCAACATCAAAGAATTTAAGAATACCCGACACATCATTCTTTTTCTTGTTGAGGTCTGTTTGACGGTAATCACCACACCAGATAATCTTTGAACGATAACCAACACGTGTCATTACAGTATCAATTTCCTCGAATGTCATATTTTGCATTTCATCCACAATAATGATTGCATCATCAAATGACATACCACGAATAAATGATGTGGAAATAAATTCTACAAAACCTTGCTCAGCCAACCTTTGATATGCATCTTTTCTTCCAAAAAGTGTGTCTGCAATTTGAACGTATGGTTGTTGATAAATCTCCATTTTCTCCGTAACATCACCGGGTAAATGTCCAATTTCCCTGGATTGTACCGCAGAGCGAACAATAATAATTTTCTTAAATGGATTGTTTTTATCTAGAACTTCTTCGAGTGCTTTATACAATGCACAAAAAGTTTTACCTGTACCTGCTACACCGTGGAGTGTTAAGAAATAGTCTCCTCTTTTGTATGCATCAAAGAATAATCTTTGATTATCTGTTAATGGCTCAAACGTTTTTAGATGGTCTAGTTTGATTTTTAGTGCGTTTGTCGTTGCGGGCTGATGTGTATATTCATCTGCACCGATAACTTCATTTCTTCTTTGAACTGGAGATTTTCTACTAGCCATTAATACCCCTTTGTTTTACGTGGTTACCATTCCCTCGGCATCTTTGTTTTATGTGATTTTCCCAAAGTATTTCCGGGGACACTTTCCTTAATCCTATTGATGACATATTTCTCGAATGTAGAGTCTGCTTTACCTGTTCCAGGGGTACTCAGTCGAACACCATCGGACATGATTGGCAGATTTTCAGGAGAATGATATCTCTCTAGGTGAGGATTCTGTTCCTTGAATTCATCATACACAGACAGTCTGAGTACATGTTCTTCAAGTTCTTGTGTTTCTTTGTTTATGAATACGTATGTTGGCATTTTATAAATTAAATACAATAGAGATTCGTGGATCGGTTGATTGATTAGGCATAACTTCGTGATAGAGCCATGCTGGCCACATCAATAGAAGACCCGGACAAGGTTCATATTCATATTGTGACATTGCATACCAATTTGTTGGATCTTTTACATGAAAGAAATAATCATAAAAATCTCTAAATGGTTGGTTTGGTGTGAACTTAATCTTTGATGAACCTGGTGGTGTTTGTAGGTAGAAAATACCTGAGATGGTACACTGTGAATGTACATGCCTTGGATGGCTACTTCCCTCTTTAAAAGAATTTAAAAAGAAATAAGGATTAAACTTAACAGAGTGTGGTTCGAAACCCTGTTTTTCAAGAAACTCATGTCCTTTATTGATAATGAAATCACCAAAACCCAAATATTTTGGATCATTTCTTATATCGATTCCCGTTCCATGTGTAGTTCGACCATTGTGATAAAATGAATCGTTTGTGTTCGTAGCATTCTCAAAATAATCTTTAACAACAGGTAATAGTGCATCGGACCAATTTTTATGTTGTTCGACACCAACAACAGAAGGAAATAATGAGTCCAATCTCATAGTTTAACTTTCATATGGTAAAAATATTTCTAATTTTTTCAATTTGGCTTCAACAGCCTTTTCTAAATCATTCTCAGTAATATTTATATCAGTTTCTTTCATTAAAACCTTGATAATTGCTAACACATCACCAATCTCTGTAACAAGTGCCTGTTTATTTGTGACGCCTTGCCATTCACCATGCATTCCAAAACGATTTATTTTGGATACCGCTTGAATCACTTCCGCACATTCTTCTTGGAGTACGGCCATTACTGTTTGCGTATTACGCTTCATTCAACTCTCTCTTTATATTCTTTGGTTGGTATGTATGGAAAAGTTATTGGAACACAACTATCTCTACCTGTAAAGTACGATTTACTTTTATTACCATCTTCATCAGTGTACCAATCATAGAAGATGATACCATCAATGTCATATGCTTGGCCATCAAATCTATCGGCTTGTTTGAATACATGTGAGCAACGTTTGTTTTGAAATATACCATCACCTACTTCCACCCATTCCCAATCTTCACCAGTTAACGGTGCAACAGGTTCAAACATGGCTAGTTTCTTGAACAGGTCGACGGCGTATGGTGCGGATGAGCCTGAGTGTTCTTCGGCTGAAAAGACCTCAAGCAACTTTAATACATGAGTGCAAATAGCTTCCTGCATATCATCAATATAATTACCATTGTCATCAAGCCATTTGGCGGCTTTAAATTCCATCAAAGCGTGTTTATGTAAATTGCTCATTTTTTATTTGCTATCCAAAGTTTAATTGCTTCTTTCAATTCATCCATTTGGCTTAGACGGATATCATCCATGATACCCATGCCAAGAAATTCAGAATTCATATTTCGTTTTGTCATTTGCCATAGTTTATCATGGTGTTTCTGTAACACATCAATCACCACATCATATTCAGGTTCATCATTCATATTGTATACCAAGAAGGAGTTGAACGTGAGTTGATTTTGCCTTGCCATGATGCAAAGCTACGTTTGTTTTTGTTGTAGTAATTGTGGTAAGATGCAAGTTCATTACCGGGAACTTTCACATCATCAGGCATCGCTGGTGTTGGTGCAGTAAAAGGTTTTTGTGTGATATTTTTTGGTGCAACTTTTAGAGGTTCCAACAATTTAGAACATGCATGAATTTTACCATAACGATATGTGTATTCTTCAAGCAGGTGAACCCACATTTTGTACAGCCATACATAGTTTGCTTCAGATGCACGGCACCAAATAGCAGACGGATGGTTCATGTGTGTTGCTTTGTATAGCGTAGCATCACGTGCATCAGTTAGACGCCACACTTTTGTGTTACGATAACGTGCAGGCAAGGAACCGTGTACATAACGCTTTTCAATTTCTTCATAGCCATCAATAACACGGTGTGCAGTTGACATGAGTTGTGCATACTCAATAATCATTTTGACAACGTGTTTAGAAATATGCATTTCAGCACAAATTTTTGGATCTTTGTCGAGATAAAATATATTCATTTTCAAGTTCTTTCACGGTACGACATAACCTTTTTCTTTAAGGTTTTCAATGTCCATTTCAAAATAGGGATATAGTATTGTAGCAGAAACAATAGGTGTTGTCAATACCATTTCTTGAATATTTTCAGGCCATCTGCCCTCCATTTCGGTAAATTTCCATTTGTATAGGAAATTAGCCCACGAAAGTTCTCTGTATTTGTGTGAACGGGATTGTTCCTCATACCGTTCAGAATGTGGTTCTGGACGTTTAGCGAGATGTTGTGTTGGTTTCCATACACGACCATGTGCAAAATCATTGATTGAAGATTTTTCTGGTAAATATTTGATTGCTCGAAGGAAATAATCACCTTCACCAAATCCATAGTGAAAGCGTTCATCCCACATGCCAATCTTCTTTACTGCGTTTGGTGTATATGCACACACCATATCACCAGCATCATCAGCATAGAAGTCAAAGTCTTTCATCACTTTGAGTAGTTGTGGAATCCAATCATAATTCCATACTGTATCATCTTGGACAGTGACAACAATATCTGCATCAGGCTCATTTAGATTTTTGAAACCGTGAATGATTGCCATGTTCCACATACGTGCAAGCATTGCGGTTGCAAAGTCTGGAGTTCCACGATTGTGTATCACATTTACATGTGGTGCAAACCGTGGATCGATTGTGAAATTTGTATGATTGTTGATGACGTTAACGTGAATGTCAACACCTTCTGGTATAGGATTAAAACCTTCAAATAACGTATGAAGGTTTACTTCCAGTGCTACTGGATCCTGCCACGTTACAATGAAGATTTTAATTCTCATAATACCATTCTAATCAAACCAACCGAATCAATTGTCACCAAGAGCAGGTAGTTAGCCAGCATCCCAAAAGATTTCCGAGTATAACTAGCCCAAGCATACAAGGAGCAACCAATAATCCAGATAGGATACAACGCCAATAGAGGTGGATTGGGGACTGTAACAGCCATGGTGATTGCACAACCAATACTAATCCCCCAAGCAAGCAACTCAACAAAAAAACGAAAACGATTAGAACGATAATCATTTTTAATCCAACCAAAAATGTTTTCTAGTGTATGATACATGAATTAATTAAATTCAACACCTTTACCGTCTTCTTGTGCCTTGATTGTTGGCATATCTTTCTTGACTTTTGGAAAGCGTTTTGCAATATCATCAGCCGAAACTGTTTGCATTGCGAATTGCATGAATGCAGTATAGCTATCTGATACTGTCATGGTGCGTGGACCGCCGGCTTCTTGTGCGGCAAAATAGAGAACACAGCCACCCGAAACCAATGGTGCAATCTCAATTACATTGTCTAGATTGACAATGAGTTTGCAGTTTTTAGGTGCAACGGAATTAACTTCAACGAATGTAGTCATAATAACCTCTTAATAAAAAAAATAAAACCCAACCAACATCATAAAACAAAAAACACCAAAAGTCAAGGCATAAATCCTTCTCTTTCGGTGTTTTTCGATTTCTTGATATATCTTTACCTGATCTAGGAATAACTCAAAATTGTCCATAATAAAAAACCAAAATTGTCTAAGATATATTATTTAGCAATTAGTTACACTGTTTGGATTTTCTACTGTATTCGATAGTCAATCGTTCAATGTCACCAATGTTTTTTGGATGTCTAGATAAAATAAATTGTTCTAATTCGGAACTATATGTACTCACAAATAGTTTTTTGAACACCTTCATCATATTAAACTACCTTGGCCGCTTTTTGCACAGCGTTTGTTGCTTCCTCTGTAACGCGAGTCGAAATATCAGTGAAGGATTTTACGATCTGTTTCGTGAATGCAGTTTGTGCATCAACAAATGCGTTAAGTGGTTTGCGAATGTTTTCATCCGTAATAAATGTGGACACGAAATACTTTTTGGAACCTTGAACGGTATCGATGAATTTGTCTGTTGCGAACATTTTTTTCTCCTAAATTTAGCGAGGGTTAATAAAAGCAGTAATCATATTAGCATTACTACTTAGATTATATAGGATATTTTGTTGCGGTGCAACATGGATTCCATAGAATACCAAGTCTAAAGTTTTTCAATGTAATTGTACTGTAGATGACGTTTAGCCTCATTCACTGAATGAGTTTTGTGGCCATTGATGTAAATAACTTTTGGTGAATACACCAAAATCTCACCATCAATCATTTTCAGTCGATAGAAGGTTTTACCCTTAGAATCAACTTCTTTGGTTCGAATATCACGGAAATTCTCAGCGAGACCGGACCACATAAGTGTTTCACGAATCTCATCCGAGATTAACATACGAAAATAGTTTGCATTCATAATATATTATAACACAACCACAGTAAAATGGCAAGCATTATTTCACGTTTGTTGCAAAAAAACAACAGTCTGGAACGCTCTAGGAGCGCCTAGGTCACTTGGTGCTGGTTACGGCTTCGACCAGTCGCTTCCATTCATCTTGATTGAGGAAAAACTCAACCCTAGACTGTATGGCATCAGGAAACTTAGCGCCTTGGTATTTGGTCATGATTTTCACATGTTTGAGTTCACGTATATCATTCACTTCTAAAAAGTATTGATATTGTTGATAGTGGTCAGAAATTTCATATATCATACAAACCCCATTTTGTTTTGAATTGGTTTTTTCATATTTGTATTCTGTTCAAAGAACACATCGGCGATTGACCATGAAGTACGTTCAAGGTTCAATTTTGTTCCAACTTTTGATGCCAACTTTTGAGCCTGTTCTTGGTTTAATTCATCAAAGTGTAGAATGTCATAGCAACGACCAGGACGGATAAGTGCAGAATCAATATCACGAATGGATGGGAGGTTTGTGGAGAAGATTAGCTTCTTGTTACGTGTAGTCACAAGACCATCACCAACGTTTAGAAATTTGTGCATCATTGTGTTACCTTCAGAACGTGCTTTTAGGAACATATCAGCATCTTCTAGAACCAGAACATTCTTTTCACCTTCAATGAAGTTGGCAAAAACATAATCTTTCTCCAGAACATTTGAATCATAAGATACAATCGCGGATGCTTCAGAGTGTTGTAGTAGCCCACGAATGAATGTGGTCTTTCCTGTTCCAGGTGGACCAATCAACAACAGAATAGATGCAGATGAGTGCATGAAGCCGTTATAAAATTCGGCGAGTGTTTGACCTTCAAGAAACGGATACATTTCTTCAACGGGCATACGGTCATGACGGAGTGGAATTTCAATAGAAGAACCATCAGCGGAATAAATCCATTCAATTTGGTTTGTTACGAACTCAAAATCTTTTTCGAATCGTGTTTCATAGTCTCTGACGAATTCATCATCACCAACCAATTCAACAGATACGTGTGTTGAGTGAATGTTGAAATACAGGTATGACAGTGATTCATCATCAAAGAAATAGCCATTGCCATTTTCAAATTGAAAACGGCGGATGTCTTGAATGGTGTCAATATAATCCATCCATTCTTTCTTTGACGCATACATGCTCAAACGCTTTTGAAAGGTTTCAAGACCACGTTCAAAACGTTCCTGCAAAATCTTTGTCAAAAACAGGTCTGCAATATCGTTTGCACCTAGGAAAATATCATTCGCTTTTTCTTCATTCATTTGTATGCCTTCGTTTCTCCACCATTGTAGACGTTTTTTCTTAGTCATTTGACCTGCCCATATAATTTCATTTTTTTGGTTTTGTTTTCTTGATTTTCCACCAGATTTACCGACACTTCTTGAAAGCGAGGCAAGCCAGCTATCGATTCTTTTCGAAACAGAAGACTTTCTTTTAAGAGTTCTAAACTTCCGACTCATTGAATTCTACTGCCCATGTTGCCCAATCTTGACGTTTAATATTGCTCGAATCAATATGATTGTCTTTGCAAAATTTCCATGCATCAAGATAAAAGTGAAAGAGTTCCATGTTAAATTGTCCTCGCTTTGTATTCAAAATTCCAGTATTGTCGACCATCTGGAGTATACTCTATGTTACCGCGTCTGTCAACAGTTTCCAGCCATCGACAATCATTGTTTGCCACAGTGACAGGAAACCATGCGAACCAATTGTGCCATTGCATTTTACCTGAATAGTCCTTTGGTCCACATTTAAGTTTCATTTGGGAAAACTCCATCCTCTGGCTGTGTATTTTTCAACACGTTTTTTTGATAGTGCATACGCATTTGGATGCTCATTCTTAATCAAATGTTTGTTAAGAATTGCATTGTATTGTTTTTGAGATATATGTAATTTGTTGTCTGATATTCCATACCAAGGCATACAATGTACAAAATCAAATGTGCTACGTGAATCAGCATTAGCAAGTGTAATCACTTGTATTGAATTTTTAAATGTGGTGGCATTTGCAGTCACCAATTTGCCTTCAATCTGCACATCAACATATTTTTCATCAGCATCTTGAATCAAATTTTTATCCAAATCCGAATTTACATATCGTCTGAAAAAAGCTATGTCGTGTGAATGCCGTAAATACAAATCATAGTCTTTAGGTGTTTCATCATGCATGAGTGAAGGAATGGCACCACCACTAAGAATGGCATTATTCTTCAAGAAATCTCTAAGAGTTTCTGGAAGTCCATTCAGCAAAAAGTTAATGTTTTCAAACAAAACCTTCTTTACTTGCAGTACATGTTCTTTATCAATTTCTTTAAGTACCAGCATAATGCATCCTCAATATTTTAACTTGATCGCTTGGTGCAAGGTAACAACGGGACCTCACAAGGATATCACGAGTTATATTATCTCGCAGTTGTGTAAATTCAACAAGACCATTTGAAATCATGTATTCAGCCATTTGATGTGCCATCGATGTTTTCAAAAATTGTCGAAATTCTTCTTCCGTTCCATATGAGAGCACCTTATGTTCAGCCACACGGATCGTACCTTGCACCATTTTACCACCGATTACAACATCTTTATATGTGAAGTTGAAATCGTCAAAAGGCGAGGCTCCATCATGTGGAGCCTGCCTAAAATGTGATGGTGGTTTCACCAATGCCATTAAACTGTTTCAGTTGATGCAATATCGTTGGTTTCAGTAGCTTTTTGCTTCTGACGTTTAACTGGTACAACAGGTGCAACAGGTTGCACGGGTTGTACACGACCAATATAGCGACCTTCGGGAGAAAACTCTTGAAAGTTAACCAATTGATATCCAGTCACTTTACGACCATCTTTGTAAACACGGACAATTCCACCATCTTTGCGGATGTTGTAAATGTTGGTCGACAAACGATAGAGAACACCTTCTTGGTCACTGCCTTTGAAACAGGACTCAATCTCTGCGGGGGAGACAGGCTTGCCAGAGAGCATAACGCAAGCAATTTTTTCGTGACGATTAATTTTAGTAGTAGTACGCATAATATATTTCCTTTAAAAAGAGTTTTACCAGATTCAAGTGTAACAGAGTGGCAGTCTGGTGGCAACCACTCTGTTGTTAAAATACCACAGTTTAGAATGGTACTTCATCATTAGGTGAATATGTTGGTACAGGTCCGGCATTTGCCTCTGCAACTTTAACATCAACCTTTGAATACAGGTCAAGGAAAGAATCCTTGGTTTCTTGGTCAAAACGATTCACACAGAGTTGAATTGCCTTTTGACGATCTTTAAAGATTGCATAGGTCTTTGAAATGTGTACCAAACGGCGAGTAGAGATAATTTCATCAACACCACCTTCGGCAAATGTTTTACGGATAACATCAGCCCACTTTACAAGATTCTCCGCAAACTCATCATCATTCAATAATGTTTCAGAATCTTGAGTTCGACTTTGGCTTCAGGATATTCCTGTTCTACGGTAATATTGAAACGTTCAAGGAACGCATCATCAAGAATTTGTGAGAGGTAGCGACCTTCTTCGGAGCCACGGCCCTTGGTGTTTGCGGTGGCAACAACGTTGAAGCCACGTTTTGGATAAATGTACTCGCCAGACTTTTTGTTGAAGTAAGGTTTGCCCTCCAGAATACCTTGGAGACACATCAGTTTGTTGGAGCCACGGTCAACTTCGTCAATCAATAGGATTGCACCACGTTTCATGGCAGTCATAACAGGACCATCACGGTACACCACGTTACCATCGACCAGTGTTGGACCACCAATCAGGTCAGATTCATCAGTCTCAACGGAGATATTCACACGGATGCATTCACGTTTGAGTGTAGCACACACTTGTTCAACCATCAGTGTCTTACCGTTTCCTGACATACCAGTAATAAACACAGGGAAGAATTCCTGTGATAGCACGATTGAAGTCAGGTCTTTGTAGAAACCAAAAGGAACATAGCCTTGGTATTTTTCGGGAATAGAAGTGTCTGCATGGTCTTCAAGTTTCTTTTGACGGAGAACATGAACGGTTGCAGTTTGTGCCATATCAACAGTTGAGGCTTCTTCAACAACAGTTGTGGTTGCAACAGGACGCACGGTATCAGGTGCATCAGGCAAACGATATTGGCCACGATTCGAACGGAATTCTTGACGGGTAACAAACCAGAAGGGATAAGGAACAGAACGTTCATCAACAACGTGTTGAATTTGGTCACGGCTCAAAATTGCATTCTCGCCAAAAATCTCAGTAGCGGCTTGGACGAATGCTTTTGCATTACGATTCATAAAGTTCTCCATAATAAGATGTTTCTATTGTATCACATTTTTTGCCACATGGCAACCATTTTTTGGTAGATATGTTGCATAGAAACAACAATCATGTACCAGTTTATATCCATATTCACCTCTTTCCATTCTTGTTTGTTGCATAAGTAGGTATGTCCATCCTTCAGAGAAGGTTAACCTGGATATCCACCTTAGTAGCCACCATCTTATCATCATAGTAAGTGTATGTGGTACCAAAACCACTAACATCTTCCCTTGCACAGGTTGCCAATGCATTCCATACAGCAACCCTTTGTGTAGTAAACACAAACTTATCTTCAAGGTCTTTCACTTTCATAATGAAGCCAACACCGTTCACAATAGCACGGAATTTCTGAGTATTGTTCAGACCCCAAATCAGTTGTTTTGTACGCATTTTAGTTCCTTTGTTGCTGTGTATGGTTCTATTATACCAGAAACCAAAAAAAAGGCAACCATAAAGATTGCCCTTTGTTGTTTTTTTACAACAACTCACCAGTACCCATCGGAAGAACCAAGAACGTATTGGTAAACATGTTTCCGTCCGTCCTCACCAGTTTGATACACCTCATCAGGTGTTTTTCCATCAAATGCTTTGTTCTCGGAATTCCACCATGCATCAACCAATTCAATACGACCTAACATAGGTTGCAACAGTTGATTGATGTCAGATTTTATAATTACATTTTCAATTTGACGCTTACGCCAGCCTTGAGCCGCCATCATTTAACTCCGAAAAGTGATTTAATTAGAATTGCACCAAAACCTGGATCATATGGAAAAGGTTCATCTTTCCATTTAATTAGTTCATTGGCACATTCCCGTACAACCAATTCACCAAACTTTTTGAATTCTTCTTCATAATTGGAAGACCAATCAATCACTTGACCTTCTGGTCGCCAAGACTCATCTTCCCAAAAACAAAAGCCGGCTTCTTCGGCTAATCTTTTAAAATTTTCATTCATCTTCGTTAACCTCAGTATTATCAATCAAATCTTGTTCTTTGGCGTGTGTATCACATGCAGTGTAAATCCATCCATGACCACGGCGTTTACCTGGAGCACCACATGTTTCACACATGATAGTTGACATAGATTCGGCAAACCAAATAAAATCGTTGATTCGGTTATCACCACCATCACCATAGAATCGTAGAGAACCATACTTTTCTTTTACTTGGGATGCAACGAATTGTGGAGTTCCTTCCTTTGCATTTCTATTGAGGTGATGTTGAATCTCACTGCAAAGTCTATTGATAAGTGGGTACCAACCATCACCACAATCGAAACCCCAACACATGGCAGTTTCTTTCATGTCACCAAAACGATTAGCAAAAATCTTTGGATAATCTTTACACAGTTTTTTATCTAGTTCTTGTCTCATTACCAGTCCTTCACATCAGTGATATCAATAGTTGTGTCTTTGTTGTCGAATAGGTCAAACTTCACACGAACAGATGTACCAATACCGGATGAATGGTCAGTTTCAACTTCAAATTGTTTAATGTCTTTGAAGTGTTGTGCAATCTCATACAGTTTTTCAATCTGTTCGTGATTTAAAATAATGTTCTTAGACTTAGCCATCATTAACCTCCGTAATATTTAATAACTCTATTAAGTGCCTCAATCAGTAACGTGTTGTCACACACATCTTCGGGGTGCAAATATGCACCTTTTTTAAAGTCTTTCAATTCTTTTTTGAGGTATGCTTGGTGGTCTTTGAGTCTAAGCAAAGTGATACGCTCAGCCGTTTCATAATCAATTTCAAGTTTTTTTGACATTATGGTACCTTCCAAATTTCTTTAAAGCCTTCATCTTCGGTTGGTTCTTGCCAACCATCAATCATCGATTGAAGTACATCCGATGGTATCACTTTTCCTGGTCTGTTGGCAAGTCTTTTTTGAAGTTCTTCAGGCCCCGGGATCCGAAAAACCACTGCAATTGCATAATATTCCGGGAGCATTCGGAATTTCTTCGCCCTTGTGGAGATTGTAGTAGATGTTTGGTCCCAGATAATGTTCTTTCCTTCATCACGTGCGACATTTACTGCATCTGCCATTTTTGCAACGGCAATTGGCATATATTCTTCAAACACTTCGGTATAAGTTTTACCAACACTCTCCGCATATTCCTCAACATATTTGTCGGTAGAAATGTATACACAATCGGACATCCAAAACTCTTGGTTTTTTATCCATGTGGACTTACCAGAACCTGGTACACCAATCATCATGTACAGATTAGGTTTTTTGTTCATCTTGATATACTCAGTTCAGCATCAGGATTATCCCAACATGCATTACGATACTTGTATACGAATTTCTCCAGTCCCTCATATGAACCCCATCCATTATCTGGATTGAATGTCATAAAGTGTTTTGGGTCTGATAGCAGAATATTCCATCCTTCATCCAGAAGTTCGGATATATCTTTCGCAAACTTCAAGGAGTGCTCATCCGGTCTCCACAGCACATCATACAGGGTCAGGCCATTTGAGAGTTTAACTTCTCCGGCCATTTTACCTAGATTATGTGTAATATTGTCGGAGTAAACGGAAGTGGGTTGCACTATCATCAAATCAACATCGAGGCTCATTTATTTTCTCTTTTCATATAGAAATCACGAATCGCTCTAGCATCAAAAAGTGCATTATGTGGCACCAATGATTCGTATTCAATACCAAAGTCGAGTTCAAATTTAATATTGAACATTAGACTCAACATCATACCTGGACCTGTAATGAGTGAATCACAAAAATATCGAATGTCATCAGGCCAGTCTGCAATAATGATTGTTTCTTCTTTATTATTCCACAAATAGTTAGCAAGGCTTTGCTGGAATTCATGGTGTGTGCATGGAGGCTGAAAAAGGTGAGGCACCACATTATCACGCACCCATGGTTCTAACTGGTCATTCATCTCCAGTTCTTTATAGAATTCGGGAAACGTATCATTCTCTGGCACCAAAGCCATCGATATAAGTTTACCACCAAATCCATTGAATTCAGTATCAAGAAAAAATCTCATTCTTCAATTCCATATTCTTTATGGAGTTCATCCAATGCCTTGCGAATCTTATTAGCCACGGGCATATACTTGACAGGATGAATTGGATTATAAGTCCAATCCTGGCCGGCCCATATACGGCTGCCATTCAATAGTTTATCGACCTCTGCTAGAATTTCAAATCTAGGATCATTCCACATCTTGAATACATGGTCAGGTATGACGGGCATGTTCATTCTTCAACTCCGAAATGTTTCTTAATCTGTTTAGACAAATTCTCACCACACGATTTAGTGGCAAGATCCTGTAAAGTAAATTTGCCAGACTCACGAATAACATCCAAATCAAGATTAGATACATTCTGTTCAATACAAATTTTAGCACATTCCCTAACAATCAACTCGGCGAACTTAAGTCTATCAAAATTTTCATAACTGGCACCCCAACCATGTTCTTCAATAGTTGTAGCCTTGTTCATCAATTCTTTAATTCGTTCGTTCATTCCTCAATTCCAAAATGTGCTAAAATCTGATTATAAACTTCGTAGTTGCCGTCGGCATATCGTTCACCAATGTTAGCACATTCCCTAACAATCAACTCGGCGAACTTTTTGTTATAGAGATAAAACCAATCCTCATCATATGGAAATTCTTTCTCTGTCGCCAAGTAGTTTGCATGTTCAGCAAGTTCTTTAATTCGTTCGTTCATCGTTCAACTCCAAATTGTCGTGAAATTTGATATGCCACATTGCCTACTGCATTTGATTCTTCGAGGAAGCCGGCACTTTCAAACTCGTCTTCTCTGTTTTTAGCAATTTTCAAACATTCTGCCACAATCAACTCGGCGAACTTTTGTAATTCGGTCTCACAGCCAGTCATATCCGCTTGTGCTCTACCTTCCCACAAATCCCATCCAGCCTGTAGAGCAAGTTGTTTAATTCGTTCGTTCACTTTTTAGCTTCCATCTGCACACATGCAATTTTAGTTGAATAAGGCAAATTTTGTGTTTTCAATTCAATCACAGCCTTGTTACAATCAGATTCTTTTTCAAAATGTCCAACATATGCAATAACTGATGTTGTCATTGTGGAAATTACTAGAATAGCCCAATACATTATTCGTATCCTTTTCCAAAAACTTTATATGAGATACCATTATTACCTTCAGTATCTTCACGGTCTGCAATCATATTCATTTCAAATTCGGATGGGTAGTGACGGAGTAATGACCTTGCATCTTTCCGAACAGAGAGTGGTACACGTGGAGTTTTCTTTGGATCAAGTAGGTCATATAGGAACTTTTGAGTCCTAGTCACCGCATTTGTTCGTTCTATAGGGAGTGTCATAGTTTTTCAACAATAATTTTATTTCCAAAATCTTCACCAAATGACATATTATCATAGTAAACCTTCACTATACCTTTCCGCTTGAGTCCTTCAATAGCAAGGAAACCACAGAATGTATTCATTCGGAGTGTAATTTCATCGGCATTTTTTGATTGTTCAAGGCCTTCACCGGTAGCCAACATTTCAGCAATCAGTAGAATTTCTTCAAGGCGTGGGTTTTCGTCATTGTCAGCAATCGTAAGGAGAGCCGATACATCACCATCAGTGAGTGACTTTAGAAAATCACCTGGTCGCATATAACCAGTCTCCGACAGGTCCATAGCAAGTGTGCGGGTAAGCGGTAGAAAATCTTTCTGCTTTATTACATTGGCATACTTAATTGTAAAAGTGCCATCTTCAAATTCATCATCTTCAATCATTCTTTAACTCCGAAATATTGTTTAATCTTATCGTGAATTAACCAAGAATATTCACATTCTTCTGTGTCAGGCGTATGCCGCCATGCAATATCCATACATTCCCGAATAATCAAGTCAGCAAATCCGTCAGCAAACTTTTCCAAGTCTTGCATATCCATTCTTGACCATGTGCCAGAGAATTTCTCATCTAGGGTTAGACCCATCAATTTTTTAAGTCGTTCGTTCATACAATTTTACCCAGAATTCCGTAAATCAATTGGTCCAGTTCGGATTGATAATCCTTACCAATCCTACGTTTTTCATAGAGAGTTTGGAGAACCATACGCATTTCATCACCATCGACAAACTGTGTATTGTAATCTTTTCCACGGCGTTTCAATTCATCGATAAGTTCATCATCAGAGAGTTCATCAAGAACATCATCAACTTCAATATAGGTGTTTACGTACGGCATTATGCATTCTCCTTTTCAGTACAAAATTCAGTAAAAGCGGACCATGGACCAGTGAACAGGTGTTCTTTATCGTAGCCATAAACGGTGATACGGTCAGAGTAAACATGGTATTCATAATCTTGACCACAATCTTTGGAGGTCACAGGGTAGATGTAAAAGCCACCGACAGACTGTTTAAAATGTGCAATGAGTTGGGCAGCCAAGCATCCCATTCCGTTTGCCAGTTTCCGTGTATCACCAAAGGGAATGCCATTGGTAATGGCTTCAAACGAATTTAAGAATTCGGAGAGTTCAAGCCCATGACCAGAGGGGTAGCCATCAAACTGACGGTACATATTGACGATTGGTTCAGGACCAGTCTCAGAGCCATAGTGGTCGGTGTAAACAAAAGTGAGTGAACGAGTGCCCATAATATTTCCTTTAAAGTTTGTTTGTGTGTGTATTATACCAGATTTCTTGGTGCTTGGCAAGTGGACTGGAAGTATTCATTTCTCGAATGATTTGATCCATGCCAGCAGGATTTCCTTAGCTTCTTGGTATGTAACACCGAATTCCCGTTGGATGTACGGAGCCGCACCCCACATATTGGTTTCACCGGAATCCCGTAGTGCAACGAGATAATCAAAATATTCTTTATAATCTTTCATTTGATAATTCCTTAATTTTTTCTAATATTTCAGAATAGCCCAAATTATGGAGAGCCATTTCATAAGAGCCATCTTGGCAGCTTTTCCAATGTGCTTGGGATTCTAAAATAGACTTTGCACGTGCCTGAAGTGTTTCGAGTTCGTTCATTTTATATACTTCCATCAATAGGTATAAGCGGAGAAAGTTTTTGCGTCCTTCATCAGACAATATGATGCACGATTATTTGGAAATTCATTTTTCCGATGTGCCCTAGGTCCACGATACCGAACCTTGTATTTCCCTGGATATACGGAGCGAAACTCATTTAATAAATGAATAGGTATGTTAGTGAATACTGCGGAAGTATTCGACCGAGAATAAAAACGAAAGATATTGAAAAACATTATTCTTCCTCCACCGTAGCAAAGAGTTTAGCACCTTCGTTCATAAAAACATGGAATGCAACCATAGTCTTTTCAGAATAAACCATTTTCCCATGTTTCTGGATGTCCTGTAGGACTTCAAGAAAACCGAGACCAAGAAAGTTCCGTTCTTTTTCGAGAATGGAGATAGCAGTAGTAATTTTCATAGAGAGTTCCTTATCAATCAATAGAGTCTATTATACAGGTTCCAAAGAAGAATGGCAAGTAAGAGAAAAGTAATCCATTTCTCCGGTCAAGTATTCACCTTACCGCTTATAGTGAACCGGACGTTCATAACGACCTCCAGAATCACGATAAAGAGAGACATAATGACCATGCTTTGAACCATCATCAAAAGTGTAAGAGTACGTGGAATCATAAGAAAGTGGAGGGAAATTAAGTGCCCAAGATTCCAGCAGTCCCTCAGATTCGAGAGCAGAATTGAGAGTAGGGAAGAAGTTTTGTTTCATCATGTAGAGTATTATAGCGGTACTGGTAGGAATGGCAATGGAATATTTGCGTTTGTTGTGAAAAAACAACAAAAAAATCTGTGGATAAAGCTGTGGATAAGTTGTGGATATCTTTTTGGAATGTGTTTGGGAAACCAGTATGCATTATAGCGCATATGTAACGGATGCGACATGCATTATACTGCATATGTCGCTGGCTGTGTCGCGGTGTGTCGTTGGTGTGTAAGTACCAGTGGGACTTAGTGTCTGGCTGCCAAGCCCTGAAATATTCTCAGCGAGCCTCAGAGTACCACAGTGGTACCACAGCACGACCACAGCACGTTCCAGCGTGTCCGGTGATGGTCTGGTAGAGTACCATTCAGAGCACCGCAGTGGTATACTGGAATATGCACTGGATTAGACTGGATTAATCCATCAGGCAGCCGCCACGTCCATCCCCAGTGTGCTGTTCGAACCATGCATCTATTATAACTCAAAAAAAGCCACCTGGCAACCACCTGGTGACTCACTGTTGTTTCTTTACAACATCAATTCATTTTCATTCGGAATAGGTTCTCCTGTTATCCAATAGTCCTGTTCTTCCTCAGTGCATAGTTGACCCTCCACCTGGAACACCAGGTCGGTGGCTGTCTTTTCATCACAACCAGTGGTGTGTCTCACGAATGCAATAATGTCCTCGAATGCATCGCCATTGGTAATGCAGGATTCAACATCGATTATCAGGTTTTTAAATTTACTCATTGTCTTCCCTTAGGTCATAATAAACGTCAGCAAGGATGTCCAGCGCCTGTTGGATGGCTGCCAGCAGGTTTTCATTGTGTGGATTGTTTTGTTTTTCCAGCCGGTGTTGCACCTCGAGGATGCAATCCTCAGAGTGGGAAATGGTCGATGCCATCTCATTGGATTTTGTTCTCATTATTTCACCTTTATTTTGTATATGTGAGTGCGTTTAACTGGAATGACCGGCAGAACGTGGGTGCGGTCCTTTAACCAATTAATCATATAAGTCCAACGAATGTCCATAATTTTCTCCTATTAACCGCAGATGGTATATTCTGCAAGGTCTTTCCACTTTGCACCGGCAGACTTACGAATCTTGGTAGTCTGGATCAGTGTACGGAGAGAAAGTTCTTTCACCTCATCTTGGAGGTTGTCAATCAGGTCCAGAGCCTCGGACTTTTCTGTCTTTGAATAATCAGGCATAAACTCTGGGAGGGACACCAGGTGGCGCATACGCTCGACCTTTTGCTCGGTTGTCATTGTCAGGTCAACCGCCATCGAACGGGTGATGATGGCTTGGTCCATCGAATCAGAGGAGATATTGGAGATAAACACCACGCGACCCTTGAATTCAAAGGATTGTGGTAGTTCCTCATCACGCATATCCGCACGCCATGAGATAACACGGCGAGAGTAGGAATCGAGAGCACCTTTAAGCAGGTTCAGGGAGACCGGATCTTTTAGCACCGAGTCGCAATCATCGAACACAACCACGCCGTCCTTGTTTTCATACAGTGTACGGTACAGGCCCTTAGGTGTAGAATAACCCTTGATAACGCGGTAGGATTTTGAGGTGTTGATTTTACCACCTACCTCGAATTCATCGAGGAGAGTAACATCACGCATGCCGGCATCATTCAGTGCCTTGGTGACGGTGTGGGACTTGCCGAGGCCACCAGGACCAGACACTACCACCGAGGACTGGTCACCTTTCACCAACATGGAAACCATGTCCGAGACAAAACCGAACCGCTGGTTGATGGTGAAACGGGACTCCTTGAGAGCCAACGGTGCCAGCGAGGATGCACCACCGGTGGCTTTACGGATCACATAGTCCATGTGGGATTTATTGGCACGCTTCACCACCTTGCCGTTGATGTTGGCAACGTATTTACCATTAATGAATTTCACTTCAATCATAATTTTCCTTTCAATTTGCAATACCATGTTGAAAAACACCACCGGGAGAGGTGCTCTTGAATATGGTATCGATTATACCAGAACCTGCGGGTTCTGGCAACCAATACTCGACCGGACTGGTCAACCTTTTGTCACAATCACAGGACCAGGTTTCCGTGCGGCTTTGCGAGCCTTCACACCTACTGGATTGTTTTTATCAAGGAGCCGAGCCAGTGTGGCTTGAGCCTTGCGGATAGCGGTCTGGCGCTTTGCTTCCTTAGCGGTCACCTTAGCCTGTAGAGCCTTTTCCTTTTCGACCTTCACGGCTTCGACCAATTCCTTAACGGAGACCTTAGCTAGAGCCAAAGCCGTACGGGCGGCGACCAAGGCCACCTGGGTGTCTGTCTTAACTGTCATAATATACCTTTTCAATTTAAAAAACCATTATACCAGATTTTGAATGGTCTGGCAACCAATACTCGACCGGACTGGTCAACAATCAGGATCAAAGGACTCCCATTCTTGGGCTTCATCCGGTTGACCATCATCCTCGGACTCGGTGAGTCCTTCCACGAAAATGTCATCATCGGTTAAGGAATCAACATAATCATTAAAACCGCAACGGTATGCTACCGGATCAATTTCGCGCAGGACGTTGGATGCCGAATAGGTCATTCCGCAGAGTTCAACCGGACCCTCACAATCGTCCAGCATTTCATTAAACATTTCCAAGGCTTCGGTTTCGGTTATCAATCGGGACATTTTCTTTCCTTTTCTTTTACAATATGGGTCTAATTATACAGGTTTCGGTAGGTTTGGCAACCAATACTTGACCGATTTACTGGGTTAAGCCAATTCCGCAATCATATCATATTCCGATATAATCACGTTATAGGCGGCAATTTCATCCAACGATAAATTGTCCCAATTGTCTTCCATATCGGAAATGGCGACCAATAAGGATTCGCACTTATTAGCATAGCCGAATTGGGAGACAATTTCCATGGCTTGGGGGAAGGTCATAAATTTCATTGGGTGTCCTTTCAAAATATGGGTGAATTATAGCATAACCAGCAGGTTTGGCAACCATTCGAATAATACTTGACCAATCCGGTCAGGTATCAAATTCGCAGGACTGGTCCAGGTACAGGCTCAGGTCCTCGGCTTGGTTCAGGATTCGAGACACTTCCATGGCTTCCTGTTCGGTGTCGAATCGGTCAACATTGGTACCCATGCGGATACCGTCAACCATTGGTGTCCAGCGGACCACACGGAAGTCCATGGTTTTATCGTGGTATTCGGCGGTGTAGGTTTTTGTGTTTATCATGGGTTGGATTCTACAGGTTCCAGCAGGTTTGGCAACCATTGAAATAATAGTCGACCGGAGGGATGGTGTATTATTATGGTGCCCAGCCTCCACGTCCACCCCGCCTTTGCTTCGAATCATAGGATCAATTATACCACAACCAGCAGGGAAGGCAAGCCCCCACTCCAATACCCAGCCAGCCGGTCAACTATTCCGAGGATGGTTGCCATTCTCTCCAATTGTGGTATAATACACTCATACAATCAAACAAAGGTCAAAAAATGAATTTACTCTCCACTGGCAATCCTAAGGTCCTCAAAGGCATGGTTCGCGGTTTCAATACTTACATCCTGCACCTTGCACCAGCCTCCCTCTCCGGTTTCAATACCTGCCCTAAGGCAACCGCTGGTTGCACGGCCGCTTGCCTCAATACCGCAGGACGTGGTGGTATGTTCAAAAAAGGCGAGAATACCAACGTCATTCAAAAGGCGCGTATCCGCAAAACCCAATTGTTTTTCAATAACCGCGAAACCTTTATGGCTTTGTTGGTAAAGGATATTGAATTGGCGATTAAACAATCGGAGAAAATCTCCATGATTCCAGTTATTCGCCTGAATGGTACTTCCGACCTTTCCTTTGAAAAGTATGCCGCTATCCGTAATGGTGTGGAATATAAAAACATTTTCATGGCATTCCCTGAATTACAATTCTATGATTATACCAAGATTCTCGGACGTAAAATCAAGGATTATCCTAATTATCACCTGACATTTTCGGCAGCCGATGGTAATGATTCGGACGTTTCGAATGCCATTCTCCAGGGTTATAACGTGGCAGTGGTGTTTGGTATTAAGAAAACCCTCCCAATGCCTGCCGATTATCTCAATATGCCAGTATTCAATGGTGACGAATCGGACCTCCGCTTCCTTGATCCTTCGAATGTGGTTGTTGGTTTATATGCCAAAGGTAAAGCCAAAAAAGATAATACTGGCTTTGTAAAGTATCCCGCCATTATGATGGCATCCGTTTAAACTGAAAGGAAACATTATGTCCAAAATCAAATTACCATTCGAATGCATGGTTGGAACCGAGAATGAGGTGGTAACCAATCCATTCTCAGGAGAATCCATTACATTATCTCCAGAGGCAGTGGCGGTATACGATACCATTATGGGTTGCCAAATGGTCGGTGATTATAAGAGAATGCAAAAGGGGCTGGATTGGTTCAGGCGCCACTATGCCAAGGCTTACATGGTGCTCCTGGATTGACCTTACAGTCCGGTGGTGTATTCCATGCATGGTTGCCAAAACCATGCCCTTCCGCCATAATCCAACCATGTTGTTAAGAAAAGGAACCAAAATGACAGAATTCGAAACCAAGTGCTATGGCATGAGCCAAGCCGACATCCGTGACCAGTACATGGGCTCCATCACCGCTAAATTCTCTGGTTTGGAGATGGTGGTCATGGGCATCCTGTCCGATTGTCAGGAACTACAGGCTATGGGCCACAATGAGGCGATGCGGAAGCAATTGAACGTGGCTAAATTCATCCTCTCGGAAATGATGGATGCCCGTGGCCATTCGGTTTAAATAAAGGAATTATTATGTTTTCAGAAAATAAGTGGGAGAACCTGGCATTCCAGGTGGTGCTGGTGTTAGGCTTGGTGGTGGTGGCGCTGGACCTGTGGGTGTGGCGCGTGGTAGGCTAAAGGTTAGGTGGCAGTGGTTTAGGGGGTGCTTTGGCACCTCTTTTTTTGTGCTCACGCCTTAAAGGTCCAGGGGCAGTGCCCTTAAAGGTATCATAGTGTAAGTAATGTTGTGCTATGGCCCAAACTCTTTTCTTCCCATTTTTATTTTCTGGGGCCGGAAGCACATTTTCGAGTTTTCTTCCCAGCTGGAATTTTCTCCGGACCCCACTACACTTTTTCGAAATTTTCCCATGCCCAGTGGACTATGCACCAGTCTTCGATACAACGTTCTTTTGAAATATCGTCACCCTTTCCCACCTGAATCATCTTAGTTGACCAATACGTGTAGTAGGACTTCAGGATTTGTTCCTCTGTCCATGTCTCCACCACATCTTGGTCAAACTCTCCAGGGAAGGAGATACTCCAGCGTTTAGTCATAGCTTTTCAGTCTCTTGAGTACCTCTGGCTTCACTACCAATATAGAACTCTTGTTCTTTGGGAATGGAAGGTCGAGGTGTATCGATACTCTTGGTCCTTCTTCCTTAGAGATTTCGGTGTCGTTCCCTACCGTTCCAATGAAGGGTATACCTTCTTTCTTTCCGAATACTCTTTCACCCATTTCGAATGTCGGTTTGTATCGGTTATCTCTAAAGTAATCAGCTAGGTTCATTTCTGTTCTCCGATAATTCCTTCGATTTCTTTCTTTACTCTCTCTCTACAGAAATTCATCATACTCTCATCATATGTTGTAAATGTTCGATCCTTTAGGTTAGCCCTATTTACGGCTTCGATAGCTTCCTCAAGAGCGATTTCAATTACCTTTTGTGTGTAACCATACTCTACTTCCTCTGAGGTATAGATTACGTTTTCTTTCAGATAGTCTCTTGCTCTATTCGCTATTCCTATAGTTTTTTCTGAAATCATTTTTTGGACCTGATTGTTGATACCACGTTACCGAATGTTACCATTGTGAGCCATACTACTGCTCCCCATGTTTCAAGTGTGTACGGAATCGTGAGTGTGAAAAGTGTGTTGATTGACCAAATTGTTGCAAGAGGTCCGAGGGTAATTGCGGCTATAACAAATGCAAGGTAGATAAGTATCGTATATGTTTTCATCATTCTATCCATTCTAAAATTTCAAAATACTCCTCTGCTCGTTCCTTTGCATTTTCAAAGGAGGTAGAGAGGACCTCTAACTCAAGTATATCATCATTCAGGTGCATTGTAAAGGGGCATTCGTTCGCTTTTTTGGAAGAGATTACATCACCAACATCAATTCTACCTTTTAGTGTGTAAAACTTTCCGTTTTTGATTCGGTCTAAAAAATCATAAGTCTCATTGTGTATGGCTATCACAGAATCAAACCAATACTCAGCTTCGGAATGTGTCGTAAACTGTGGTGATAGTTTTGTTCCAGAACTTGGATTAATCCAGAACCAAACTTCACCCTCGACACCCACATGTTTATACTTTATCAGAGCCGCCTTAAATTTTTTTTTTCGTAAAGTCATGGCTTCTTTGAGAAGAATAGTTGAATAGAAATTCTAGGTGGTGCTGTAGTAGCAATTGGAGTCGTACAATGCCATTCCCTCTCTGTTGAGTACACGGCTGTATTGTATTGTGGAGAGTAGAACTGTCCTCGTTTTGGATTGATATTCGGCGAATCTACACCCTTATCTTCTTCTGTCCATGCAAACCAACCACCCCAATTTGAATCCCATTCTTTGTTGAGGTAAATTGACATTGCATCATAATCAGGATAGTCTGGATGCCAATTTACACAAGAAGTGGAGAAACCCATATAGAGAATGGCCGAAGATGAGTATGGAAGATAATCCAACTTTCCACGATTCGCTAAATCATAATAAATTGGATTCTTCCATTCGTCCGGAAGCGCCCTCGAAAGTATTGTACCAGTCGTAGCATATTTAAGAACATCAATCCATTTTGTCTGGTTTGAAGCCCAAACATCAGATGCCTTTGTTCCATCGTTCCATGCTAGGAGTTCGTCAATATAACCTTGAGAGAGTACGTCATCTATAATTTTAATCATATCATGCAATTAAGTTAATGAAGCGATTCAACACGATACGATTAGAAACACGGTTGCTTGTGTACTTAGAAAAAGCGGAGACAAGCCCACGTGTCGTTGTTGAAGAAACTTCGAATTCATCATCTTCATCGGTGTCCAGTTTATCGGAACGGAGGAAGTAATATTCATCGTATCCAACGTTATTTAGATACGTAAAGTTATTTTTGCGGAACTCTGCCACAAGCCTTTCAGTTTTTACTTGTTCATCTTTTGGTGTATAGAGTGTCAGTGCATTACGAATATCACGAACCTTTGCAACATAGAAACCAACAACATTTGCATTCGTGCGTTGCTTCAATAGTTTCAGGAGTGCAGTGGTTTGAGAAACACCGCGCCCACCATAACCATAACCAGATTCAGTAACTTCAACCGATGCTTTAGTCACAGTGTCACGGAAGAAAGAACGCATTTTCCAGTTAGCATCAGCATTCGTGATTTCATAACGTTTACCATCAAGGGTTTCAATTCTACCTGATAATGAAGAACCTTCACCATCAGTCAGGAACACAGTATTTACAATTTGAAGTTTGTTATCTGTTTTAAATTGGGGAATCAGTTTGAATGCGGCAATCACTGCTTCGTTGAGTGGAGTACCACCGAGTTCCATAATACTTGGAGGTTCCATGTTTGTACAAGTACCACGGCGACCAGTACCATAATCAAGCAGGAATGATGCCATCTTTGTGAATTCATTTGCACTCATCTTGTGCGAAAGAATGTTGAGTAGCGAGAAGTCATGGACAAGCAAATCACCAACTTTCAACTTTTGAGTTTGCCTGTATTCTCGATCTAACATTGTTCCTGTTGTAAATGCATACACTTCATAAGGAATATTAACCTTCTTGCAGAACATCACAAGGTTCAATAGTTGTTTCACTGTTGGACTCATATGGTCACACATGGAACCAGACCAATCAATGAACATCACCAAGCCGTGGGATTTACCATTTGGTACTTTTGTCATCCGTGCGAAAATGTCATCCGTGAATTTGTATTCATGGATTTTGGACATGTTGAGTTCACCAGTCTTAGAGATTTGTGCGCGTGTTTGCTGTTCAGCATTCTTACGCATTTCAAATTCTTTGACAAGGTAAGAAACAACCTTGTTTGATTCATTCCGAAACTTGCTAAAATTCTGACGCATTTTTTCTGGATAAAACCATTCGTTACGAAATGTTTCTGAATTGTACCGTTCAATTTCAGAAATCAAAGTTTTGTGACCGACAATGATATTTTCTGGAATGATTTCGGGAATGTTAGAATACATAACATCTTTCCGCTTTTCATCAGAATACAGTTGTTTTTCTTTTTCACGGAAAGCATTGTCGGTCTCTGATTCAATCTTAGTATCGTCTGAACCGGCAGAACCTGTTCCACCAGTTTCAAGTGGAGATTCACCTTCTTTTTCTTCTTTGGCCAATTCTTCTTCACTGGAAGAACCTGCGGTAAGGTCACCTTCTTTAGGATCACCTTCTTTTGGTTTCGATTCGCCTTCCGCTTGTTCTTGAGGTTCATTGAAATCGAAATTCATACGACCACCAACTTCTCCACCAGGTTCTTCACCAGGTTCTTCGTTTCCTTGTGAGTTCTCATCTTTTTTCGGTTGAGTTTTTGGCTTTTCTGGTTGTTCTTTCATAAACTTTTGAATTTTCATGGCAATTGCCACAGTTTCTTCAAATGTTTCAGCATCTTCAACTTCACGCACCAGAGAATATTCTTCGGAATTGAAATCGATACCTTGAGCCGCACCACCTTTAGTGTAAAGGTTGATTCGGTCAATGAAATTCATTGTATTGAGGTTTTTACCTTCGGTGCCAAAGAAGTCCATCTCCATCAGTTCACGATAACCTTTGACAAAGGAAATACGGATACCAGGAAATTTACGTTTGATTTTCTTTTCGATACGTGCATCTTCACACACGTTAAGAATTGAACGATTGACTTTGAGGTCAACAATAGAATCGTGCCAACCTTGTTCTGGAGTTTCCAGTGCGTGTCCAACTTCGTGACCAAGGAGAAGATCAATTACTTCGTTAGAAAGATTGCCGTTTAGAACAGGAACTGTCAAAACACGATTTTTAATATCGAAAAATGCTGTCGGAACCTGACGTTGTTCGACAATCAGGTTTTCGGTAGCCATGAGGCGTGCAAGATTGGATTTTGATTCAACTAACATGTGTTTCCTTGTGAGTCTGTAGTATGTATTATAACACAGCCACAGAAAATGTCAAGTGCTTTGTTGTTTTTTTGTCACAAATTTGTCACAAATTACTCTTTTTTTGTGATAATTAGCGTTCCGGCTTCGGAAACTTCAAGATTTAGTGTGTCTCCTTCTTTCCAACCGGTTTCTTCGATTAATTCCGGAGGAAAAGTCAGAATTCCGTCTCCTGAATCGTCATCCGCATCTTCAATTTGAATCGGACCATAAGTTTTTGGCTTAGGATTTACCCACTGATGCACAATTTCACTTAGATGTTCCCATGGTTGTCGTTTTCCAACTAATTCCTCATCTAAAGCAAAATAAATGTCGTTGGCCAACTCAGGATCACTTTGAATTATCGCTTTTGCGAGTCTTTGTGTATCAGTGTACATAATCACACTCCAAAAAAACGATTTTATTCTGTTTTTCTGCAACTAGAAGGTTTACCTGCATCAATGTCTCCATAACTTCTTCATAATTCATTTTTTCCAACTTATCGGCGATTTTTTGGACTTCTCTTTCATTAAGCATAATTTTCCTTTTGACGGTGCTTAGGTTGACGATTGTACTTTGTCTCAATCCTGTGTTTTTGTGCAGGTTTGATAGGAGTACGACAAACTGGTTTTGGTATCTTGATTGTTATCTTCATTTTTATCTCCGCATTTTTGCCATATCTTGTGCTTCTTCAACAGAAAAAACAGGAACAGCATTAGACTTATGTAGAGTTCCAATACCTAGCATTTTATCACCTGTGTAAAAATGTTTAGGTTTAACAGTTCCGCCATCCATCACTGAAGAATTTAACGATGGAATTTTTCTGGTTTCACGAATAGAACCCGATAATGTATATGGCCACGGTTGGACACTCGGCATCACCTTTTTAGTAATTGGAATCTGGTGTTTAGCTAACCAAGCCTCATATTCCTCACGCTCTTTTTTAGGCTTGAGTTTGGGTTTGGATTTTCCAGTTCTAATGTATATCATCATAATATATCTCCAAGATCGAATATCCCTATTATAATCGATTTAAAGATAAAAGTCAAGAGGTTTGTTGTTTTTTTACAACTTAGTGTAACGTTTTTCTAAAAAACCATAATCGTTATCATCATGTTGACGCTGGCGCATCCTTCGTAACTCTGTAACTTCTTTTTTACGCTTCTTATTTTTATTAAATTCCTTTGATGAATTATATTCACTCGAATATTCATCATCAAATGGACGAAACTTAGGAACAAATTTTCCCACTTTTTTTCTCCGTTTGTTTATAATACATCAGGAATGTTATCACGGATAAACTTATATGTCAATCCTTTAACACCCAAATCTTTCTTAAAAATTCCAATAACAACATCCGCTTCAAGGGGTTCAAGAGATTCCAATAAAACCATGAGAATTTCTTCTGCACGTTTTTCTGTCAACTTCTCGGCGGTTTCATTACCAACACGAAACATATAAAGTCGTTTAAGTTCAGTATCAAGTGTGGCATAAGAGATTCCGGGTTTTGTATCCGGTTTCTTATATCTTTTTGGATAATCCTTAAACTTCCATTCCATTTCAGGTCGATATGCCAATTGAAGTACCAATTTTACTGTTGGTGTCCAATTGTTGGCAAGTACATTAATCTTATCTTGTTTCGAATCTGCTTTTTCAAATTCATCAAACACTTCATAAACATTTTTTCTCATTAGAATTCCTCTATTACATCCATCAAATTTTTAAGTCTCTTGGCCATGAAATAAGGTATTAACTTAGAGCGAGTGGCCGGCGTTGTATTATTATATGTATCAATAATTGAATTTTTAATTTCACCCGGAATTAGACGGAGGTCAATTAAAGTCTGGTTTCTCGAATAACCAATACGTGCAGTTTCATCTTCATATTCACCATAGTTTGCAGACATGAAAGTTGTCAACCTAGCTTCAGTCATAACCTTTTGACGGATTTCTCGGACAAAGGTGTCTCCCGGTGAAAGAATATTTGGAATACCATCACCACGGTCACCGCCAATAATCTTCGCCTTTAGTTCTTCTAATGGATTTTTAGAAGTAAGAAATTTCTTTTGTGTTGGATTATATTGCTTAACATTCTTACCCCACATTTGAAGTTGTAAGAAGTCACCATCACTTGAGAGAATCAACACTTTCTCAGTTTTTGAATAAATTGGTGTAAGTGTTCCAATAATATCATCGGCTTCTGCACCATCAACATCAATAACACGATATGGGAAATTGTCTTTAAGTTCTTGTTTGATTTTACCAAGAATGTCAAAAATCAGGTGCCAGTCTAAATCGGACTTTTCACGTGTCTTTTTACGTCCAGCTTTGTAGAATGGAAAGAATTCTTTGCGCCAATATTTTTTATTGTCACAGCATAGTACAACTTCACCATATTCATGGCGAAATTGTTTAATATGACCACGTAGGATATTCAATGCAAGGTGTCGAATTAAATCTTCTTCGAGTTTTACATTTTTCTGGCCAGAAATTTGGACCATAAGACCTGCCAGTAAAACCTGGTTTAAGTCAACAAGAATCATAATATACCTTATTTAATTACTCTGAGTAATATTGTATCAGAATTAATACGACCTGTCAAGGCCTGTTCGACTGCATTAATGTCGGGAAGCACTTTCCGTAGTGCAACTTTACCAGCTTTCAGTGTTGCAGGTAAAACAACTTCTGGTTTACGGATTGTTTTGTGTACTGAAGTTTCTTCATTGAAATTGGTAAGTGTTGTACCTTTGATATTCAATCCACCAGAATCCGTTGCATTGTAGCATCCAAGTTTTCGGGTTTTTGTATTGAAAATCCACAACTGTGAAGCGCCAATAATATCAACAGGATTAATAGAAGCAGTCTTATACTCATTGTCTTCCTTTTTGAATTGCAACTTTTCAATCACCTTATCAACAGGTTTGACTTTTTTCTTCCTAGGCGCACGTGTAAGTTTTGCAGTATGTGCAATTCTTCCACAATCATCAATGATGCATTTTAAAAGTGAAGCATAGTCTTTTAATTGTTTTTTGGAAAGAAAGGAATAACCTTCAACAAGTTGCTCATCTTTACCTTTAATGACAATTTCAATTTCTTTTAGTTTTTTCTCATAAACTGGCACAATATATTTTGTGTGTGCGCCTTTGATTTCTAAAGAACGCATCAATTCATAAGGATCAAAAACATTTTTGAATTCTCTCAAATAGAAACAATCATCGATTGCACCTTCTATCTCACCTATGTAATCACGTGTTTTTTCTGCTACACGTTCTTGGATTGAAACTACTTTAACTTCAGTATTTTCAATCTTTTTTGGTGCAGGTACTTTACCTTTTAATTTTTCAATGAAAGTGGAAATCCACATTTCTTGTTTTTCCGTGATTGGTGCGCCACGCAGTTTCATTCGGCAAATGAAACCTAAATTTTGAAAATGGTTTTCATAAACCTTTTCGATTTCTTCGATTTCTTTTTTAGATGCACCAATTTCTTTAAGATAAGAAAGTGTAAATTTTTTACTTTCTTTATAATCAGAATGTGTGTTATACCAATTTAAAGCGGCTGATAGTGATTCTTGGCCATTTTTCCAAGTTGGTTCTCCACCAGACAGTGCTTTTTCAAAATCTTTAACTGATGCGTGTCTCATGTGTAATTACAGCCTTAACAGAATCGGTTCGGAAAGAACGCCAGCCGTTACTTTCCATATCCCATACTGCTAGTGTACTAGGATTCTCTGCTCTTGGCAAGTTCTCCGTCAAAAGTTGTTGCCCCTCTACAACAGGTTTTGCGGGTAAATATTCCGGTAAAAGTGTACACTTCAATTCACGTTCGGTACCGTCAATTTTAGTAAACACAACTGTGGATACACTATTTGTTAAAATCTCTTTCAATTCATACTTATCGAACATTTTTCATTTCCTTTTCATAATCTTTAATATATTCAAAACTCTCATCTTCCATATTAACCATAATATCATCCATAATTTCTTTTGATGTTGTGGTGAATTTTGTAACGACACCATAAAAACCATCTTCGGACATTCTATCAACATAATCTATTGGTGAAATCAATATTGCTTGAAAGCGTTCTGGCATTTTTGGTGGATCTTCTTGTACAATGATAATATCAAAGTAATCACCCAATTCAGTTCCACCAATTTTTTCACCCGGATCTTTAAACTGAAATTGCGAGAATTCCAAATCTCCATCATCATTTCGATAGAAATTAATTCCATCAAAATCATTATTCTTTAATTGTTGTAAGAATTCTCTCATTGAATGCCTTAATGTGTGACTTTCTCACTTTAACCATAATCCATGCATTGTAGTAATTATTAGACTCCAATACACTACGATCAAACTGCTCTTTAGCTTCTAGATAACCACATTCACCTTTTGATTTACATAGGTGTAAGATTTCTCTTTTGAAGTTTTCTTTTCCATGTATTATAACATCATTTTGCAACTCGGCACTAGATCCGTAATAAGTTTGCCAGTCTGATGATATTTTATACCTTTTCTTTTTACCTTTGAGAACTTTCGTTTTCATAGAGTAAAAAAACTTTTTACCAATATACATTCTATCTGTATTTAAATGGGTGATAACATAGACGAATCCATAATTATCACCTATATCATTTTCTGTAAAATCTTTATTGTCATATTGCCAATTTATTTGTCCCATTCCTCGTTCTCATTGAAGTCATCATCCTCTATATATTCTTCTTTTAGGACTTCAATTCTTTCACCACAGAATGGGCAAAAGGTGGGAGATTCATCAGACACATAATCTTCATCAAACGCAATTTCACACATTGATTCACAGTTATCACATTCGGCTGTTGTAATTTTTTCAGACATTTTTAATCCTTATTATTTCATGCCCAAACGTCACCCCAGTTTCCTGATGTGGCACCTTTGGCATAGTCTGTTGCACGATTTTCAAAAAAGTTGGTATGAGTGGGTGCATTAATCATTTCCTCAACCCATGGTAGTGGATTGCGTTTAACTTTAAAGATACCCTTCATACCTAAACCAATCAATCTACGGTCGGCGATATAACGGATGTATTTTTTCAATTCATCTTTTGTTAGACCTTCCATCTCATTGATACCAAATGACAAATCGATAAATTTATCTTCTAGTTCAACCATGCGTTCAGCAATGGTATAGATGGATGATTTTAGTTCATCGTTCCATATTTCTTGATTCTCGCTTATGTATGTTTTAAATAATTTCATCATATTCTCGGCATGCATTGTCTCATCAACAATAGACCAAGTAACAATTTGACCCATACCTTTCATTTTACCGGTACGTGGGAAATTCAACAACATTACAAAAGATGAAAATAACTGCATACCTTCAGTAAATGCACTGAACACGGCAATATGGCGTGCAGTATTTTCTTTTGTTCCATTTTTATCGGAAATGTCCATTACATAATCATGCTTATCTTTCATTTCTTGATAATCCAAGAATTGATTGTATGTTGTTTCGGGTAAACCCAATGTTTCAATCAAGTGTGAGTATGCGGCAATATGAAGTGCTTCACGTGCCGCAAAACCCAATAACATCATACGCACTTCAGGTTGTGGAAAATAAGGAAGATAGTTTTTGACATAACCACCAGCAACGTCAATATCACCTTGAGTAAAAAAGCGGAAGATATTTGTAAGGAATTGTTTTTCTTCATCGGATAATTTTTTCTTCCAATCTTTTACATCTTCCGACATTGGAACTTCTGTATGAAGCCAATGAGACTGTTCATGCTTAAGCCACGCATCATATGCCCAAGGATAATTAAAAGGTTTAAAACTGTTTCTTTCATCAGTTAGTCTGGAAGCAATTTTCTTAATCATGCTTCAATCCAATTCTTCAAATTTTCTTTTGTTACCAAACCAGTCATTCGTTTAACTTCAACATTTCCATCGAGGATGACCAATGTCGGAACCGAGCGAATTCCATATTCCACTGCCAATTCTGTATGGATGTCAATATCAATAACTTCAATAGGAAGATTTGTATTACATTCTTCCAGTATCATTGCCATTGATTTGCAAGGTTGGCACCAAGATGCCGTAAATCTTAAAATTCTTTTCATATCATTCGCACCATGGGGTTTTGGCTTCGCCGTAATATTCACGTGCGTAACCATTTGCTATTAACATTTGCCTTAAACTCTTACCATCAAGTATCAAGTCACCTAATACTCGGCCGCCATACTTATCCCAATCCATCAAAATAATCTGTCGTTTTTGTGATGCACTAATTTGTGCTTTAGTGAAAGCTGAGGCCGCTTGGCCACGGGCATCTTCACTTGGACACTTTGCACGGAATCCTTTTTCTGGTGTATCAACACCAAAGACACGGAGACTTAGTTCCTTCTTCAACGGATCAGGTAACCAATTGGCTTGGAATGCTATTGTATCACCATCTATAACTCTTGTCAATACCACATCATAAGTTACACCACTTTTTTCCTTTTGAGCAAATGCTGGTGAAATACAAAGTGCTAGGATTATTGCTATTATTATTTTCATTCTTTTTTCCTTAAGTTATTTCCAATATTTGGAGTAGTCTAAGTTATTCCAATATTCTTTATTATTTCTGTTCCAAAAATTCTTAATCAGATACCAAGCCATTCCTGTATATCCCATTATCTCAAATCTCCTGCTATCTTGTCCAAAATAATGATGCATTAATTTAAACTTTTTAATATCGTATTTCTTAGATAAAAAGAAGTCCTCACTTGTTTGATATTTTTCAGAAAAGCCACCAAACTCATTAAATTTATCTGTTCTAGTCAACATGAAAGCGCCGACTGCAAAGGGAACTTTATATTTCATAATATTATTAATCATATTAAATAATATGAAACCAATTTGAGTCCGTTTGTTTTTATCGTAACATTTTATTTTTAAACCAATTAAATCCAACTGTTTATTTTCCATTTCTTGTACACAATCATTTATAACTGCATCTGAAAAAAATCTAACATCACTATCAATGAATAGTATATAAGGTGTTGTTACTAATTTAGAACCGTTATTTTTAGCAATAGAAACTGTACCGCCTTCAATAATTTCAACATTCAATTCACCTTTGTTTTCTTCGATGATTTTCCTGGTGTTATCAGTAGAACAATCAGCAATAATTATTTTTGTATTGTCGATGTTTTGTTCTTTTAAATTTTCCAGCAGGTATGAGATGTAATTTTCCTCATTCTTACATGGAATAACAATTGTAATTTTATTACCTAATGGCATATGTATTTTTGTGCTTCAATGATTTTTTTAATGCTTTCAACCACAATCTTTTTTCTTCAACTTTATTATGGTTGAAACACGCTTGATACATCTTCATTAGTATTTTCTGTACTTTCATTAGTTTTCTCCTGTGTCCAAGTTACTATTTCCCAACGACCATCATTATGTTCTACAAGTGCTGTACACGATTCAACCCAGTCACCGTCATTCATATACACAATATCATCTATATATTTAATTTCGGCGTGATGTATATGGCCACAAATTACTCCATCATATCCACGTTTTTTACAATATCCTGCCAGGTTTTTTTCAAATTGAAAAATAAAATCTACAGCTTTCTTTACTCTTGCTTTAAGATACTGACTAAGACTAAAGTACCCAAAACCAAAACGATGGCGTATCCAATTATATTTACTATTGATCGATAAAATGATATCATATGCTTTGTCTCCTAAAAATGCTAACCAAGGTGCCAGTCTAGTAATACCATCAAACAAATCACCATGCGTGACCAAATAATGCTTACCATCTACACCAATATGTTCGCTTTGATTTACAATTTCCACATTACCAAAACTTATATTATAAGGTATTAATGTTCTAAGGAATTCATCATGATTTCCTGCCACATAAATCACTCTTGTTCCACGTTTGGCATGTCCCAATATTCTCCTAACAACATTCGTATGACTTTGTTTCCAGCGCCAGTTATTTTGTTGAATTTTCCATGCGTCCAATATATCTCCCACAAGATATAGCGTTTCACATTTATTGTGTTTCAAAAAATTGTTTAATAACTCTGCTTTACAATCCTTTGTACCCAAATGCACATCACTAATGAATATGCTTTTATATTTCATTTTTTCCTTAAATGTTAAATGTATTTGTATTTTTCATCAATTTATTAACAAATTCCAATAACAATTTGTGGTGCCTACCCTCATGCCAGTATTGTTTTAGAGTTTTGTTATCATACCACCACTCTAATGAATCTAAACATGCACCCATTACACCAATCTTACCTTGAACAATACACATTGGTTCTTTATTAAAATATGTGCTTACTATTTCTGAATGACTAAGGTCTCCTACAAAAGTACAACCATCACGGAAGAATATTTGTTCTTCTTCTCCTTCCCACATACAATGAGCCGCAATGTTAAAACTTCTCATAATGTCGGCGGTTGGCCTTTTGATATATTGTACAGGTTCAGCACCCTTTAGTATATCAAAATAATTTGGACCAGCCCAATAAGCACCCACACATATGCCAAGATATGCACCACCACTTTCAACAAACTTTGCTACTGCATTTGCATTTCTTCTTGGAAACATATGAAAATAATCATCTGCGCTACCAATTCCTCCAGGAAATGCCAGCATATCAACATTCCCAAAGGTTTTTGATGTACATTCTTCTTTCTTAAATATTTTAATATTATAATGTGAAGATAATGCTTCAATCACACCATCACCACAAGATAATGATTCTTTACATCTATCGTCTTGGAATAATGCTATAGTTTTCATTTAAAAACAGAATATCCAGAGTTAATCCACATTACAAGAAGAATGATCCACAAAATTCTTGTAATATTATCAATTATTCTTTCATAATTGTCTAGCCATGAGGTTTTCTTTTCCATCATTTTCTTTCATTTCTGTTTTATTAAAATAAGGATCCAAGTGGGGCTCAATGACAAATTTATTAGCACCCCACCAACCAAATGCCGATAAAAATCCAATAACAATATAACTCATCACATTTCATCCTTCACAAGCAATACAATCATTACCTTCTGCAAGTGCAGTCATATCAAGTTCTTTAATTACATCACGTTCAATACGTCTAGACACCTTATCGGCTTTTGCTAATTTTTCGGAACGTAGGTAGTACATAGTTTTGACTCCTTTTTTCCATGCTAAGAAGTGAATAGCATGTATATATTTGATGTGAGAATCTGGTCGGAAGAAAACATTCAGTGATTGTGCTTGGTCAATATAAACTTGACGGTCTGCGGCATGTTCAATTACCCAACGTTGATCGATTTCCATAGAAGTCTTAATACTTCTTTTGTATTTTCGTCCATCCAATCAAGATGTTGTACAGAACCATCATTGGCAATAATGGAAGACCAAACTTGTTGATACAGTTCTTCACCTTTTGGTGTCCAGGTGCCACCATCAAGTTCTAAATGTTTTGTAATAACTTTATCAAGCCAACGGTTCTTATTCAGAAATGAGCCAGATAGAGTGTCCTGACGGTATGCATTAGCACGATAAGGCTCGATAGAAGGGCTAGTATTTCCCATGATGATAGACGAAGAAGCATTTGGAGCAATAGCCATAAGATGACTAAAACGCTTGCCAGTGCCCACGGCATCGGGTGCTTCACCACGTTCAGTGCCGAGTTGAAGATTCGCTTCATTCAATTTACTCCTGATATGCTTAAAAATTTGGTTATTTAAAACTTTTGCCATCACTCCTTCGAATGCAACATTGTTCTTTTGAAGTAATGCATGAAAGCCGAGGGCACCAACACCAATAGAGCGTTCCAGAGAAGCAGAATATCTTGCGCGTGATATGCTATCAGGAGCATTATCAATGAAATACTGTAGGACGTTATCAAGCATCTCCGCAATGTCCCGAAGAAAAAGTGACTCATTTTTCCAATCATCATAATACTCCAAATTTACGGAAGATAAACAACAAACGGCAGTGCGTTCTTCATTTGTGGGAAGAATGATTTCTGAGCAAAGGTTTGATTGATGTACTTTCAGACCTTTATTTTTTAACCACTGTGGCAATGCACGATTCGATGTGTCGATATAGTGAATGTATGGCTCACCTGTGTGCATACGTAGTTCAAGAATTTGTTGCCAGAGGTGTTTAGCTGATACAACTTCACGAACTTCACCCGAATGTGGGTCAACAAGTTTCCAATCATCATTTGCGGTAGGATCAACCATACACTTTTCAATGATTTGCATGAAGTCATCGGTGATGTTGATACCGTGATGTAGATTCAAACAGCGTACATTTGGATCACCCGTTGGCTTACGCATTTCTAAGAACGGAATAAGATCAGGATGACTAATATCAAGGTAGGCAGCATAAGAGCCACGGCGAGTGCGTCCTTGACGATACGCAAGACTAGAGGCATCGTAAATTTTGAGGTGAGGCATAACGCCAGTAGATTTATCATCCGCCGAACGTATGCCAAAACCGATACCAACACCACCGCCAAACATAGACAGCCAATTAGTTTCAGAAAGATTATCAACTAGACCCTCCGCAGTATCTTCAATGTAGTTAAGAAAGCATGAGATGGGTAACCCACGCTTAGACCGGCCGTAAGAAAGGATTGGAGTGCTATAACTCAACCAATGTTTAGAGGCATAATCATACAAACGTTGAGAATGCTCTGTATTGGAACCGAAAGATGATGATACATATGCAAACCTCTGCTGTGGTGAAGTTTCATCATCACGCATGTATGATTCTTTCAATCGCTTTATACCCAATTCATCAAATAGCTTATCTTTTTCCAAATCTATTTTGATACCCATATATTCCATATTCTTACCTTTTTATAATTGCTTTAATGTTGGGTGGTGTCCAGCCTTCCGGCTTCAATACTTTTCCATCATTTCTTTTTAAGACTTTTCCGGTTTCTTGGTCAATCTTGGCTAAATTACTTCTTGCAATTTCATTCCAAATTTCTTGTTGTGGAAGTTGCAACGTATGTTCTAATCCCTCAATCACCCATTTTAAATCTGCACAGCCATCGGCAATTTCAACCATATCTTTTTCAAAATACGCTTTGACCAATTCATCAAATTCTTCACGTATTAACCTAAAATATAGGTCTGCTTGTTTATTGAATCCCGTTTCCTTTTGGTCACAAGCATCCATAAAGGTCTTAACATCATTATGACTGTCCATCAATATACTCCTCAATCATTGGAAAAATTGGTTGAATCGCATCTGCACATGCTAGTGCAACATCACGGTGTTCTTTTTGTGTTCCGTTACCGGATCGGAGCTGTATATAGTGTACCCAAGAACGGAGGGTTCCGTTCATGTACATGCGTGATTTTGTGTTACCTTCTGGTAATATGGCACGTGCTTGCTCTTTCGCTATACCTTTATTTAAAGCCCACGTGTAAACATCCTTTGTGCGTTTAAGTAAATCATTTTGTAAATTTTCCCATTGATATGCAATCTGGCGGTGGGCATCATCGGCAATATCCATTTCAATTGAATTTTGACGATTCTTTGTGTCTTGCAATCTCGCTTGACGGAGTTCAAAACCTAGGTCATCGGCACGTGCGTACCGTTGTGAGAATTCTTGGAATGAAAAGGAACGGTGACGGAGAATTTGTCGTGCAATGTCACGTGTAGTTTCAATCTCCAAGCACACGGAGACCATCTCCAGTGGCGACCAATGCTGGTTCTTAATCAGATAACGAACCAACTTCTCAGCAGTCTCCGAGTTGTTTTGGTTTGATGGATTAGAAACACGTGCGGCAAATGCCACCTGTTCTAATAAATTCATACCATCAAGACTTTGTGAATAATTAATTAATTTAACGTTCATACTTTCTTCCATTGAATAAATTCCATCTTTGCCCTCAAATTCACAAAGGTGTTTTTGTCTATGATATCAACAATCTCATCACTGGTAAACCCAGATAAAATCATATCGTTAACATCTTTCTCTTGCATCATCTCCGGCCAAATGCAAATTGCAAAATGATTTTCAATTGCCTTGTCCATTATCTTACATATGTCTTTGTTTCTTGGTTCATTATCAAACACTAGAACCAACTTCTCTCTCGGTATATAATTGACTGCATTTGTTAAATTAGCATCGGCAGTAGCAACAGCATTAGGAAGAAAAAGTGAATCAATCGGACCTTCAGTTACATAAATTTTTTCTTCTAAATTCACCCTGTCGAGTCCAAAAATCTTAATACTTTCTTCTGCTATTTTAATTGTAATATAACGAATCTTTGAATCACGGAGTGAACGACCTTGAACCGCCAACAATGTACCATCATTGTCGTAAAAGGGTATAATAAGTCTAGGATCATCTTCCTTCAAATCTTTACCGTGGTCTGGAAGTAACTCATCGATAAAGATTTTGAAGTCATGTGCATAATATAGTGTATTATATGTAGCCTCTGGAATTTTTCGTCCTATGCAATACTTTGACGCATAGTGATCCATCGGAAGGTCAATAATTTTTGGTAGATTGATTTCTACCCGTTTTTTCTTGAATACTGGTGCTTCAAACTTTAGTTCCTGTTTTTCAGGTTTCTGATAGTTTTGATTTCCAGTTTCTCCGTTGGTATAACGTTCCATGGCATATTCTTTAACCATGTTTGCATCAAGTAAATTGATAAAGTTATACATTGTATGGCCAACACTGCAATTCTGACACTTATAGAAGTAGTCATTCTTTTTGCGGTAAACATAGCCACGTGCTTTATGGAGGTGTTTCTGCGAGTCGCCACAGAACGGGCACCGGAAGTTAAACAGGTCTTCCTTTTTTTGAGAAAACCTGTTTAACTTCGGTGAGAGTAGCTTGAGATATTTTCGGTCAATAAAAACGGACATAACGATGCATCATGATGAAAGATTCTATCATTATAGCACATTTTTGTTTGGAGTGCAAGACCAATTTTGGTAATTAACTTAACAGAGAAAGGATTTTATCTGAATGTCCTGCAACAAAACCACCGACAGCTAAGCCACCGGCAATCATCCAAGTCCATTTATCTTTCATTTTTTTCAAATCGGAAATATCCTTGGCCAAGGCGGCATGTTGCTCACAAGAAGCACCATACATTTTTTGGAGTTCACCTTTTAAGTCATCGCGTGTCTTATCTAGACAGTCGTGGATGTCTTTGACATCCACTTTAAGATCGTCCATTTTTTCATTGAGGTTTTCCACCTTGGTCTCTACAATACCAAGTCGCTCTGTCGTTGTTGCCATTTTATTTTTTCACAGGAACTTCTGTTCCTTCTAGTTTTTTATGCACTTTCATTTCCTTGCAGTTCTGTTTTATGTTGCCTTTGGCATCTTTAACAGTATTGCCCGCTTTGTCTTTAACATCGACACACACTTTAGTTTTTTCAGCACTAGCATAACCTGATGTGGTTATACCAAACAATAATGCGAGTGATAATATTAGTATTTTCATTTTAGTAATTCCTTTTTGCCAAATTTTTCTGATGCGGTAAATCCTAATCCAGCCACGACAATGTACATCATGGCATCAAATGTTTGTACTGAAACTTTATAACCCCAAAACAACTCAGCAATAAAAGCTACACCACACATTAAAAATGCTAAAAATGTTATTACCCTTTTACTGCTGATCGAATCATTAGTTCGATCAGTCAACATACTGGTTAAAAAATTCATCATAGTTCAGGTTGAGGTGCAGGTGCCGGAGCAGGTTTTCCTCCAAAGCCTGTTACAACTTGTGGTTCTGCTACACTTCCAAAATTCATCGATTGTACACCAAAAGAATTTGTGATTGGTGTGGAAAAGCTAGGTGCCGATGAAAATGCTGGAGCAGGTGTAAGAGAACTTGGCGGTGGTCCCGAAACTACTGGTGGTTTATTAGCCGCAGTAAGTGCTTGAGCCCTTAAATCTTTATCATTGCCAGCAAGCATGATACCTGATAGTGTACCAGTCAAAAATGTGGCAATTGGAATAATCAACTCAAAGAATTTTTGGTCAATTGGAGAAATTGCATTGAGTGGTTGAGTAACAAAGATGATTGAATATAGGACAACGAAAACGATTCCTGTTAGTGTTAGTGCCAAGCAAACTCCAATAAAGAATTTCAATCTGGCCATCAATTGTTCTTCTGTATACATTACGTCATTATTTTCCACAATTTGCTCCTTGGTGTACTGGTGTGCAAGCAGATGCCGCATTTAATTGTTGTTTTGCTAATGTATTCTGTGGTTCCTCAGGAGGACCTAATCTAGGATCTCTTTGTCCCTTGAACACATGTTCTACACAAGTTCTAGTTATGTCACAAGCTGGTTTTTGACAAATTGGTTTGTCCCAATTCAACGAGTCTTGACATGGATAACGAAATCTATCCCCACCAAAAAATGCTAATGAAAGAGGGAGTAAAATTAAAGCAATTCCACCCAAAAGCAATTGTTTATCTTTCATATTAAACTCCTAAAACATGTAGTGCATGTTCATAATGTTTAATTCTGTCTTCCAAACCAATTGTTCCACCATTGATTCGTTTAGTCAATGTTAAAATATCACCCTTATCTGCCCATTGGTTTAGGTTGTTTGTTTCCCAGAACCAGCAAGCGGATTGCGCGGCACCTTCAAACGTTGCCATATATTCTGCGGCTTCTTCTACGGATATTTGTAATGAACCAGCAAAAAAACTATAGTTGTCTTTACCGGTCAATTGAATGAGTCCACGACCACGATATTTGTATCCGTCACCTGATGCTTCATCACCATTACCCATACGGCTTGCATAAACACGATTTGCAATAGCTTCCTGTTTATTTTTACGTGAACAATATTCATTAGCAATTGTATCATCAGGGAAATACTTGGGGAAAATCTTACGGAGTGTTGGTGGTTTGTAGTTTAAGTTTTCTTGAAGTGCAGTAAACCCACCAGACTCATGTGAACACTGTGCAATGAAAGCTGCCATACGTTGCGGTGTATTAATTTCATAGTCCGGTAAAAGTTGAGCCAGCGCATGGTGCCAGTGGTCAACATAAGGATTTTTAGGAAGTAATTGTTTTAGTTGTTGTAATGATAGTTCCATTATTTTAATCCCTCAAATATAATTTTTTGTATTTGGTACCATTCAATCCAAGCATCATTTTTCACAGCACATGTATAATACTCTGTGTAGTTAATAGTAATTGTTTTTGTAATATCTGACATTTTTGCATCATCAGTTACTTTTTGCAATTGGGGACATTTTACCAAAAGTTGTTGTGGCACTTCTGGAAACTTAGCAACAACAGGAACTGTAGTTGAACAACCAGTTAATAGAACAAAAAATAAGACAATCAAATATTTCATTTTGGAGCCTCGGCTGCTTTATTGTGTGCCTCTATAAATTCTTTTGGAATTTCACATATACCACCAGGCAAAAACTTTGTATCATACTTGACAATTTCTTTGTCGATATATTGTATGATATCTTCGCCCCGTTGTTTGATAACTTGTGTTTTTGTTACAACTTTGGTTTCTATCTTTACGTTTTCTTTTACTGATTCAACTTGAGCCGCTTCAACTTTTGCTTCAAGTTCTTTTACTCTAGCTATCCATGCTTCTTCATTTGAGATTGCGCCGGACATGTATGTGCCTATGGCTATCAGTGCCACAGAGATTAACTGTATTGAAGTTTTATAGATGTAGATTGCAGGAAGTGGAACAAGCCTAAGCAAATAGGTTACAGCAAGACCAATTAAGCCTACACCAAGCACAGCATAGAAAAACCAGAAAGGTAACCAGTTAAGTATCCACATTTTACATCTTTGGTGGTTTGCGTGTAAATGTTGGAGCCATCACAACATTTTTCTTTTTCTTTAGGTTGACACCAGGTTCACCACCTTTACCACCTGTACCTGCTATAGCACCTGTGCCCACGGCATTAGCCGGTCCAGCAGAACCAACGGCACCACCATCTTCTAACATGAATTGCTTAAACGTTTTCATATTTTTCTTAGTATTTCCGCCACGTTCATGTCCATAAGTATATCGGAAGAAATTATATTTTTTCCGTTTATACCTTTGACAATATCCGGCATGTAATTTAGGTATATTAAAAAGGTCTTTAGTACATCATAATCAGATTCATCAATCCTAAAGAACAATATTCGTGTTGCTGGTTCTGCACCAAATACATTATAAAGCAAAATCAAATGATTTAAAACTAATCTTTCTTTGAGAGATTTTGTGATCTTGTAACGTCTGAACAATCTTTTCAAATATTTAGTGCGTTTTAAATCGCTCTCGAATTCACTCATAACATAATGCGGTGAAGTATAAGCCTTCATAGCATACATTAAAAAATTATCTTCATTCAAATCATCAAACATAATGATAAAATGGGTGACTTACGCCACCCAAATATTATACGATAACTGCACCGTTACCGGTGATACTTCCGGTTGCAACTAGAGTTTCATATTGGGAACGATTTGCACGACCACCCATTGTTACGGTGAATGCGGCGTTACCACTCACGGGTACGGCTGTTGGTGTTGTGATATACAAGCCACCAGAATTTATTGTAACCGATTGAATCAAACCATTCGTTGCAACAGAAACAGTAGCATTAGCGACTGTGCTACCTGTGCCACCACCAGAGAATGTTACGAAACTATTTGTTCCATAAGAACTGGCATTTGCTCTAATTGTTACAACTGGTCCCAAACCGGAGGTCTTTTGCACCCAACCAGCGTGTGCCATTTTACCTGCGGCAGGTGTTACTTGTGTGTTCGATGCTTCTTGTGTATCTACACCCCAAACACCTATAGCAGAAGAAAATGCTTGTGCTACGTTGGCATTCGCATATATAACGTTTGCGTTTGCACGTGTTGGTGATATTTTTAAAGCTGCCGGTGCAAAAAGTGGAACACCAGTGTTTGCATCTGTCATTGTCCAGAAAGCTGTTGACATTTTATTTTTCTCCTTGAAAGAATTCTATTTACTATTTATTGTTTCTGTGAATTAGGTCTGGTCTTAAGAACAGGCTCAATTTCAACTGTGTCGCGTGGCTTTCCTGTCATAGTGCTACCACCTTGTAATGTAATTTTTGCGTTGGGCTTATCATCTTTTTCCCAATCATACATGCTTTCATTTTTACCCTTCTTTTTATAGATGGATTTGATGATACGTGCAGATTTCATATTCTTTTTGCGTTGTTCAGACTCCATAGCCTTTACAGAATTTGTTGCTGACATTGGTGAATCTTCGATACCACCGATACCTTCTTGAACAACATCTTCGGAAACGGATTTCCATCCACCACCTTTTGACTTATACCACTTTGATGCCCAACCATTTGCATATGCAGAAGGGTAAACATCAAACTTGGAGCGTGCCATAGACTTTGCTCTCGACCATAGTGCTGGATTCGTTGGGCTGTTTTTTTCTTCAATGTGTTCCGCTTCTTCACTTTTAAGTCTGCAATCTGGAACCATTTTGCCACCCTTCATTTTCATGCCGACTTGTTTGTGTGTATCCCAACATGCTTCATCAACTTCATCTTCGCTTAATTTACCTTTGCCGTAATTTGAAACATTGACGGGTTTACCACCCTTGCCGGCTCTATCGGCAACTGGATCATTTCTACGTTTGGTGGCTACTGCGGCCGCACGTTCACTCTTACTGAGTTCACTGCGTTTTTCTTTGGACATACATTTTGGTTTTGGCTCACCGGGTTCTCTAGCACAAGGACCTATAGCATCACCTTTTGAATTGATCCTTTTCCAATCACCTTGAGGATCAGTTTTGCTAAACCATTTACGTAAATCTTCACGTGTAATACGGCTATCAAGTTCTTGATTATCATCTTGATCTTTTAGTTCTGAAATTGGTTTTTCGTATTGTTTACGGATTGCTTTTGTAACACCACCAATAGCCTTGATACTTTTCAGTGTACCTTTTGGTGTCATACCACGACCAGGTGTGGTTGCAACAGTGGCAACGTATGATTTCAGAGTGGTGTTTGATAATTCGTTTACAACTTCTTCATCAAGTTCTTGCGTAGACTTTAAGTAGTCCAAAGAAGTTGTGATATAATCTTCAGCTTTTGTTATTTTGGCTTGAACCCACTCTGGAAGATTTTCATCATCTTTCAGCATGTTTTTCAAGTCATCGGCGTTTCTACAAATTGTTTGTAGCTGAGTCTTGGCCATTGCGCCTTCATAATCGTATTCACCGGCGTCTTTACTTTCTTTCACATAAGACTTCTTGCTTTGTGCAGCCTGTTCAGGTGAATCATGGAATGTTGTGCTTTTAACGGGATGTGAAGAACTTCCACCAGACGCAAAATATTTGCCTGTTTCACCATGTTTCATGATGTTGGCATGTTTGGTCCCATTTGAATGAAATGAGTGTCCTACGATTGTATGACCTGCGCCAGTTTTTGTTTGGCGACCAGTATTCGGTTCATATGAAACAGATTCTTTTAATTTACCGGTGATAGCATCATAGTTGTCCATGGTCAATGGAACTTCATTCCGCATATCAATCAAACGTTCAACCATATTGTGAAGTTCGATATCAGTCTTCATATCTTCACGGGTAAACTCAAGAACACGAATGAGTAAAGGAATATCAAAACAAACTGTGTCTTTGGCATCAGCTTCTTCTTGAACATTCTTGGGCTTGATACCACGTTTTTTCATATTAATTGCAATAGCCGCTTGTTGTGCAGGTGACGATGCTTCATTCCAATCATCACCACGCTCACCCATACCAGATGCTTCTTTCACGTGGCGCATTTTGAAAATTCTGAATTCAGAAGAACGTGCATATGCTTTCTTTTGGTTTCCGTCCATAGACAAAGGATTCAAACCTTTAGACTTAATGAACGACATTAGAAGACCAGTACCAGCTTCATCGAGTTGTTCGGTTTCTTCAGTTTTCAAATTCTGTTTTTTAGCATCAAAAGTGTGACCCGTTTTATAAGTCTTAAATGCATTTGAACGTGCATATGAAGAACGCTGTGCGAAAGACATGAACTCTGGATTAAAGCCAAGTGAACGGATGTACTTCATTAAAAGTCCATCTTCATTCAGAATTTCTTCTTTAACAGGTTGTGCATATTTTGCAGACCAAGGTTCCATTGGATCTTCATATGGTGAATCGCCAAGTTTGCCCATAACAGACTCTTTCTCGGCCTTCAACAAACTCTTGACTAATTTACCAGCATTGCTCATTTTTCAGTCCTTTTTGGCCTGTTTTGTTGCTGTTGCATACATTACAGATTTTGCATCTTTGCCATAACGTGCTTTAAAGCCAGCTAAGTTCTTTTTCATAGATTTAACATTAACTTCAACTGCATCTTTTTCAGCAGGAGACAATGAACGTTCATTCATTTCAACTTCTTCTTTAGTTGTTTTTGGAATGGCCATTTTAGCTAAATGTTTAACTCTAGAAGCATCACCGTGGCCAGGTTTTGTATCTGGTTTTTTGTAGGGGCCATCAAATGGTGGGTCTTCTTTTTTTGCTTCTTCTTTTAAGTGACCAGCTTGTTTAGCGGCACTTAAAACTGCATGACGGTCTGCAAATGAACCATTAAATGTACCCTGTGCCAAATGTGGCTTATACAAATTGTGGTGTTCTGGTTTGATATGCTTCAATAAAGCGGCACCAGCTGGATGTAGATTATCAACTTCTTCTTTTGTAGTTGTTTTTTTAGCTAAATCCATTGCCGCTGAGTATCCAGGAATATTCATCATTCTTTTTAAACGTGCTGGATCTTTTGCAGTTTGAGCACCGGCCGCAGCCAATCTATTTTGGCGGGTCATGAAATCTGCGATTTTTGTCACCATGGGTTCATATTTTTTCTCCGTAGCTTCATCCAAATCTTCTTCGTTAACATTGAGTTTAACTTTAGCTTTTAGAAATGGATTAGCAGACTTACCAGCAACTCTACCCGTTAGAGTGTCGGTTGTTGTAACATTCGGATCAATTTCTTCTTTTTTAGCCATTTTCTTTCCGAGGGCTTCCATGTCTTTTTGACCAGGACCTCTAACCACAGCAAACGGATCAGCCAGTGAATCACGGTGTGTTTTTGCGGCGTTACCATAACGGTGACCCAAAACTCTTGTACCGGTTGAAGTAGGAATCTTAACACTTGTGTCTGCTTCTTCAACTTGTTCTTCATTGACTTTTTTTTCACCACGAAGAATTTTGAAGTCGTGAGCATCAATTTTGTTGTTCTTATTTTTATCAATTTCGGGTTGATTGCCCTTGAGTGCTTCCATCTTAGCCTTATAATCGGCTTCATTGATACCTTTGATGAGGTCTGCGACAGCATCAGTTTGGGTGAATACGTTTTTGTTGAACATTTATGTCTCCGTTAAAATTAGCAGTTCCATTTGCGTAGTGATAATGCTTTTCTAGTTGGTCTACCTTTTTCATCCTTCATAGGACCTGGCATTCCACCCATTCTAGCACAGAATGATTTTCTTCTATTAGCCGCTTTGCTTCCAGCTTTTAACTTGGAAGGAGGTGTCGTTACAGCCATCGAAAGTTTAGAACCTGGATTTTCTCTGCGATAAGAAGCAATACCTTTACGGTTTAAACCACCTTCGGGGTTTTTACCTTCTTTGCGCTTCCATGCGGCAGATTCTTCTAAAAATTGTTTGAAACTTATCATTTCTTTTTTTTCTTTGGTGGATTCACTGGTATTTTATTCAGAGTATCCATTGGTTCTTTATTTGATGGTCCATATTCACCACCGGTGACTCCCATTTCTGTGCTAGGAGAATCAATCGATTCTTTTCTAAACTTATTGAAAGATTTGCGTGTCACCTCTGCGGTACTGGTATATTTATACTCACTTTGTTCTTTAAAGTTAACATTACTTAAACCAGCCATTGGATAAACTGTGCCTGAACCACGGGTATCATACTCAGGAGAAACACCTGCTGGTCTTAAGACTTTGCCGCTTTCGGCGCCTGCGGCTTTTTGCCTCTTGGATTTTTGTTTGTCTGCGTCTTGTTGGAAACGGGGTTCTTTTTCTGCACCTTTGACGGTGATGGTTGGACTACTGCTTTCGTAGGTTCTGAACGTGTAACCTGAGTTTGAGGTAATTCCTCCGTCTTTAATGTCGTCTGGTTTACCTTGTCTTCTGACAAGTTCGCAACTTGGACAGATGTTGTCGGTAAAGAGTCCTTTGGTGCTTCCGCAACTACAGGTTCCTGCTTTGGCATTAGAAGTCTTGCCATTTGTTTTAGTTTCTGAAACATATTTTTTATATCCCTTTTCTAATGTAGGTTTTGTTATAAAGTTTTCAAACATCTTATTGATATTATGTTTTTTGTGCCTTGTCATCCAAGATTCGGCGATTTCATTCTCAACGGGAGTGTCAAAGAACCAATTTGACATTTCATATATGATTGAAATATCTTCTTCTTTCTCTGACGTTTCAAATTCAGTTGCTTCATTCAGGTCCATTGAATTATCAAACTCTAAATATTTTTTAAAGGCCTGATTGAATTTTTCTGCCACAAGTTGTGTGACTTCCCATCTTTCCTGACGAACAGATTCTACCATCATTCTTTCGTGACCTTCGTTACGCTTTCTAGATGATTCATTTGATGTGTTAACAAAAACCATCATAGTTTCGTAACCAAGTTCCTCAAGTTCCTCACGTATGGCAATAATATTATATTGTTCGTTTGTGGTACCTGTGATAACTAAAGGCTGTCGCTGACGTATTGCTTCACGGCGAGAATCACGTGAGAACTCATATAGTTTATGTTTATCATTCAATATTGATATTGCTGTGGTTGATGTTATTTCAACTGCGTTCTGTTCAGCAATAGCTTCACGAATGATAATATCTTTACCGGAACCAGGACCACCAGAAATGAAAATAGCTTTGAATAAACCATGATTGATACTTTCGTGTAAACCCATACCTTTACGAACATCACGGAATAATTCTTTTGCATGTTTTTCTGATACATGTGATGGAATGCCACTTTTGAATCCAGGTTGTTTTTTACCTTGAGCATCAACATAATCATAGAAGTGGTTATTTTGTGCGTGTTCGCGCATTTTTGATGCTGACATACCTTCTGCACCTTCTGCATCAGGATCACGTTGGCCAGCAGACTTCACTTCAATCTTTTTGAAGTCGTATAGTTTACCAGGACCTTCGCCGTTGTATTGATGGAGTTTCTTTTCATATTCTGGAATACGGTCAGAACCGGCAACCATAACCAAATGGTCATGTCCCATAGCATTCAGTCTTGCCGCATGTTGTAAGAATGTTGGTTGTTCTTTGCTTGATGCTTCGATGTTTGCACCAGGAAAGAATCTTCTGGCGTGGATTAGTTTGCGTTTAACATCCAAAGGATTCTTTTTAGCATCAACGGAATGTGAAAGGATAATGTGGTGTGGCGCATGATAATCGTGTGCAATTTGTTGAACACGATTAACTAACTTTTCATGTCCAATAGTCGGCGGATTCATACGCCCAAAAGCCATAACAACAGGCTTATGTGTTTGCATGTCTTCTTCTACTTTTTGTAAAAACTTTTTCATATGTTTCTAATTCCCGCAAAGTTCCTACGTGAAAATTCTGCACGGTTAACAAACTTATCAGATTCTTTTCCGTGATGAAAAACATATCCTTCTGGATTTGCCGCTTCACCACCATGTGTATGTTGAAACTCTTGATGTTGATTCATTACATTAATTAGCACGTTTTTTGCTTTCTGCAAATGCTGATGCATTTTGAATAAATTATTGTAGTGTTTTTTGTTTCTTTCAATTTTACCAAGTTGGTCTTTTAGTTCTTTTTGTTTTACTGTTCTGTTCTTTTCAACCTTTAGCTTATCTATCTTTTTATTTTCGGTTGTTTCTAACCAATTTTTAAAATTCTGGTGGTGCGGCGTTTCACCCGAGCGAACCGTATGGTTCATATATGTTTCTAATGCTCCACCAACTCCACGATGTGTTGATGTACCAGCATACATGTCATCACCGTGTGTGTCATGTACAGCCTGTGCGGCAGCAATATGTTTATTAAATTCTGCACGATCTTTAGGACCAAAATGAACTTTTGATGTATCCATTCTAGGATCAACTGAGAATACATCGGGGTGTGGCTTGAAGTTTTCGTGGTCAACTTCATGTGATGCATTTAAACTGCCAGCATCTTTACCTGTATAGGAAAGATGTGTAACAACACCAATTTTAGCCTTCTTAACGGCACTTTCATGTGTGCCGTGTGCAGTATATGTTAATCCTGATGGGTTTGGATGAAAAGATGTTCCACCGCCTTTGACTGGTTTTTTGTCATCTTGTGAAAACATCATGTCGCCTTGGTATACGCCTTTCTCTGGTGCAACCTTCGGTAGATGTTTCAGTGCGTCTTTTAATTTGCTAACCAAACCTGGCGCGTGGCCGTGGTTCCTTTCAATATCAGCGGGTGTGTAGTTAATCTTTGGAGTCTTGTTGAAAGCTGATTTTGATGCTACAAAGAACTTACCGTTTTCAGGTTGATGACCATAAACGATAGCAGGAGAACCATCATATTTTGTGGTTAACTCTGAACTTTTTTTACCTTGTTGTATGTGATTTGCGGCAGCAGTTAAAGATTTGATAGCATGTTTTGCACCCTTTTCTCCAGTCTGGAGTGGTCGGTCTTCAACGTGCGTCAGGTGTTTAATCTGTCGGCTGGCACCGTCTTCAGGGTCTTCCTGTTCGGTCAAAAATCGGGAAAAAGGTATCATTAAATTCTCTGGTTAGTACACTGTGACTATATGTTATTTAGTAACCCCAAATCTTAATATCCACCCATTTATTCATGTCATCTCTAATTAAAGAATGCTTTCCTATGTTAAATTTACCATCAACAAATGGATGATCTATATCAATACGTTCAACTGGTATAGAATTACTTGTGAGTTGCTCATGGAGCATTTCATGGCCACATAACTGAACACCAGAATCATGCAACTTTCTTAGGTGTAGAAAAGTTGAAGCGTACACGTTCATCGTGTCGGGGTCAGAGATAGCAAACTGGTCATTCAGTAAAGGATTCGGTCCGGCCGTATCTTTTGATACGTAGACTTTACCTTTCTCCAAGGAAGAAAAGTCAATGACTTTATTAAGTGCCAAGTCAAATCTACTTCTAATAACAAAATCATATTTTACATCATTTAGTGTCTGGTGGCGAATCCTGAGGTCATTTGTTCGGTATATTGAATAAAACATCGATGTGCAAAAGTTTGCCGGATGTGATGCATTCGGAACAAATAGATCGGAATTTATTGATTCTGATAGTGGTGTATCATAAGAAAAAAGTACAGGTTTGTAAAGCGTATTTAATTCTTCAAATAACTTAATTGCGGAACTTTGTGGTTTCCATGTATGGCAAAAAACATCAACATCATATACATCAAGCAAGTTCTTTTTGATGTATCGGTATGCTTCAAATCTGCTTCTGGCTTGACCCGACAGGCAAAGTGCTAGTTTCGGAAATGAATTTTTCAACATAATCTGTACACACTCCAACTAAGTCTAAAGTTTTAACATGCTTCCAATATCCTTCACACCTTTCTGGAACAACGGCAACTGATCTATTAGTCAGGTGTTTTCCAGGATATGTCCAAATAACATCGTTGGATGTTAAAGTAAAATCATCTTCTTGGTGCCAAAAGTAAATGTATTTAAATGGTCTTTTTATCAATTCATAGAGCGCATCTAAATTTTTACAATGTAACCACAACCCTTGTTGGCCAATGAAAGGTTCATCAACACGATATGTTGGTTCATCATGACCCAACCACCATTCTCTTTCAATTCTCCAAAGGTCTACTTCGCAATCGTATCCTTTTTTTAATGCTGTGCGTATTTGGTCCGGATGATTTTCTTTTTCTTTATCTGGACCTTCAAAGAGTCCACGGTGTGCAATGTAAATCATTGATAGAGACTCTTATGTTTATATTCACCGAGTGGTGTATGCATGAGTGTTTTGTTAATCATAAATTCTTCCCAAGGTAAACCTAGGCGTTTAATGAAATGCTCTGAGATAACATGAGGGCATAACAAACCAGTTTCTTTATAAAGTTGAGGTAGATGATTTAGAACTTTACAAAACAAACTCATTGAAAAGAAATTACCAATCTGAATCATGTCAGAAGTACCCTGACCCATATGATTTCTATAACCTAGTGTATAGAATTTATTCGGATCAAAATCCGGCAAAGGTTCATTCAAATATAAATCTGGACGCATACGTATTACTAGGTCATATGGTTCTCCAGTTAACATCATATAGTCTTCGACCATCGTCATTCCACGGCCGACTTTAAACCACATAGAAACTTGATTCTTCGGCACATGATAAAAATTGGTAAATTGTTCCGCACGTTTTGAAAAGTTTTCTTCAAAAATTTCATATCTATCGAAACGCATTTGTCGCACAGGTTTGTATGCTTCATTCACTTTACCGAAATCAATTTTAGGTCCTGTATCAGTTATACCTTTTTGTGAATGTGGGTCCCAATATGCTTCCGAGTCCCACGTTTCGAGAAAAACATCAGCATTGTATTTGTCGATAATATGTTGTCTTGTATTGGGAGCAACCTGTTCCCAACAACGCAAATGACCGGTTAATAACAATGCTACTTTCATTTTTTCCTCACAAAATATAAGTTTTCTTCATTTACTTGTGATATAATCTTATCAATCACAAATCCGTTTTGTTCCAAAAAGTCAAGTGCATCTTGTTTGGTGTGTTGACCTTTATAAAGTCTTAGGTTATCTTCTTGTGGCACTTCAATAACACCAGATTGTACCATCGATATTTTTTCTCCAAGTCCTTTGAGTACGGCGAGGTCTGAACCTTGTGCATCAATGTGTAGATGGCCAATACAAGTAATTTCTGGTGCAAAAATTGTTAACCAAGTGTCCAGTCTATACACATTAACTTTTTTGGAGCCACGAACAACAAAGTCTGTTCGACCTGGCCAAATTTCGGATAAGTTATCTGAGAATTCATTGAGTGAAGCTGAACCAGTATCACCTTGTACCATATGAAAATCCGCTTCTCCGTCAAAATCTGAAATAGCATGTTCGTAAACATGATAACGTTCTTTCATATTCCTTGCTTCAGCGGCAATACGGAGAAGCCTTGCAAGTTCAGGTGTGGGTTCGAACGCATAACAAATAACATCAGGATTACGATGTGTTATGTTCAAAGAATTTTGCCCGTGATGCGTGCCTACATCAAATAAAATCATTTTTATTCCTTATGATTGTCTAAGAAATAATTCAGGTCTTCAGGTGTGCCGATGCCCCACATTTTTTCAATATTTTTTACGCGAACTTTTTTACCATCACCAACGGCTTCGTTGAACACGGGGCAAGTGTAGAACTCACCATTAGTCCGAATGTCTTTCTTAATCATCTGTTCAGCATATTTAACATAGTCCGAGCCGTGACGCCAGTAGTAAATACCAACTGTTGCTTCATCTGAAATGACTTTCTTCTCTGCAACTTCTGAAACAAAACCATCTTCGTCTAGTTTAGCATAGGACCATTTTGGATGTGTTGCTTTGAATGTGAGAATACCACCATCGATAGAATCTGCTGAGAATGCGTACATACATTCATTGGAGTTCCATTCAACAAACTGGTCGGAGTTAGCCATAACCAACGGTGCATCATTATCGATGTATTCTTTAGCAAGGAGAGTTGTGCAAGCCGCACCCTCTGTGATGCCATCAACTTGAACAATCTTGCAATTTGGTGCAATCAAATTTAAAAGATACTTCAGATTGTATTTGTCATAGTGTTCTTTTTGAACTAAGAAAATATAATTTGCTTCGATATTCAGGTTCTCTACCACAACTTGAATCATTGGTTTACCACGAACTTCAATAAGAGGTTTAGGGAAAGTGTATCCAGCTTGTGCAAAACGTGAGCCAGCGCCAGCCATTGGAATCAAAATATTCAATTTTTTATCTCTCCATGGTAGAGACTTTTTGCTTGTACCTTCAATCGTATTCATCAGGTCATAAATCCTTTGCATCATATGTTCAGAGTTAACTTCTTTTGCATTTTCAACTGCAAGCAGGTGCGCTCCAGAGTCCAATGCGCCTTGGCGTCCAATGTGACTATCTTCTACAATAATTGTATTTTTAGGAAGTGCATTGAGTGCTGTCATACATTTCCAGTACATTTCTGGATAAGGTTTAGCCCTCGCCACATCCTCATTACTGACGAAATAATCAACTTCGTCCATCACACCAATACTTAGTAGAGATAATTTTACAGTTTCACGAATTGCATTTGATGCTACAGCAATTTTATAACCACGCGCCTTGATTTGGCGGAAGATAGTTTGTAACAAATACTCTTTACAAAAACCACGCACTAACTTGAATGTTGCTTCTTGTTTGTCTTGCCAAACTTGGTCATACGTTGAAATTGGAAGACCTTTTTGTTCGGTCAACATTTTTAATTTTCTAGTCGTATTCAGACCATCATACTTACTGAGATGTTCTTCACGTGTAATTACAAATTCTTCACCAACTTTACGGAGTGCATCATTGAGTGCATCATAATGTAGTTCACGCGAATCAATCAAAACTCCATCAAGGTCGAAAATAACTAACTTACTCATGTTTATTAAACTTTCTTAAAATAGAACGTACATCTTCAATAGGCGCATCAAGAGGCATCTTATGAAGTTCATACATGTCGGGATTTTTAAAATATGCCATCAGCAACAAACCTTGGTCATCGTCAACAAGACCAATGCTCATCAAATATTCGAGGGCTTCTTTCATGTCAACAGCCAAAACTTGCCACGGTTCTTTCTGTGCAACAAATACACCACCAATAACGAATACAACATTATTCTGTACAGCCATCGAAACTTGTTGTTTAGCCTGTTTGAATTCTGGATCACGATAATTAAAATAGTGCATCAGTCCTGGAGTGAAATCATATTCCCAAGTTTTGCTTGTTGGAATATGTTCATCATCACGGCAATAACCAAAGTCAACCCATGCGGCAAATTCATTCGTGATTAGACCACGTTCAAATGCATCTGCAACATAGAATGCTTTGAGTGATGTAACACCAACATAGTCTTTCGACCAATATTCTGGATTACGGACTTGATAAGGATTAATTTTTTTGACGAACTCTGGTGATTTTTGAATTTCTTCAATCTTATCACGGAGTTCTTGGTGAATATTGAAGTAGTCATACTCAACTACTTTAACATTAGGAGAAATTGCGGCCAAACGTGGCGCAATGTCAGGTGAAGTGTATACAATGATTTCAGTATCAATCTCACACATGCGTGTGAAGTGATCGATATATTTGTCAACTGAACGTTGTAGATAATGTGGAAGGGGTCCACCATTTTTCTCGGTGCTTGTTGACCAGTCACCACGGCCGATATCATAGAATGCGGTTACAATACTAATTTTGCTCATTTCAAAGTCCCATATTTATTAAATTACGAATTTTATGTGTTGTACAGAAAGTATTTAGGCGAACTGCCAGTATTGGTGTCTTTTGTTATATTTGTTCCATATTTTTTAGAGAAATATTCCATCCATTCTGGAACTCTATCATACTGATGAACAATAACAAAAGGTTTACCATTTGAATTTACAATAAGACCTTCTTTGGACATTGTAGGTGCCTTTTCCAATAAATATGGTTTCAGCTTTTCAACAAGGTCTGGTTTGTTTGTCACATGTGCATTCACAGCCCATGCATCTTTTAATTTTGTCACATGTGTGTGTGATGACCAAAGTCTTGTACCAAGCAACACATTATAAGCGGCTTGGTCGCAAACCCAATCAGGGCGGTTCAATGAAAACTGATAAAGATAAAAACACAATTCTTTAATTGTTTCAGAACGACCTGCAAGAATACCTACATTACAAACTTCATTTTCTTTCACTTCATTATAAAAGTATTCTCCAAAATTTTTGAGAATGTTGTCTCTGTTCCATTCTTCGTCTTGAATTTTAATTACTTCTGATGATGCGATAAGTCCTTTTACGTACATTGAATTCATTTTATCTTCAATATAGTCGAATGGGTTCGATTGAAAGATAACATCACGCACATCAGTTGAAACAACATAACGATAATCTTTTTGTTTCAGAAAGTTATAGATGTGTATGAAACGTTGCATATGAATCATCATGCTATCATTTTTAGGAAGTGATATGACAATCACACTTTCTTCACCTAGTTTCTTCACCAATTCTGGTGTAGTTCCAATTGCAAATAATACAGTATCACCTTTGAAACCGGTATCTTTGATTGACTGCACCCAAGGTTTGAGTACATCATAATCTGTATAGTTGTTGAATGCGCCTATGATTAGGTCTTTTTGCGCCATGGGTATTCTCCATTCATTTTCTGTTTCATCACTTCATTTCCTTTAATAAAGAAAACATCTTGTACTGAATCTGCTCGGCTGGCTACTCTGTAGTTTACAGTGTACTCACCATTCGTGTCAAATTTTTGAAAGTTTTGCATCATAAATGGAGATAAAATTCTATCAACTTCTGGTTGTTCTTGTGGATGCCTTGCACGGCGATACCAATAAGGGGAAAAATTAATTGCCGCCATCTTTGGAATCATAAAGCAATTCACATCAATAAATTTATCATTGATAACCGAGTTCCATTTACCAAGAGATTCACAATCATCGTTACATATGTATGTTCCTTCCTGTGAAACAATTTTTCTCAGTGAATATGCCCAATCGTTTCCCTGGTTAATAACATCAACCAAAGATTCGATATGATTATCTTCATACCAGTTATCTTGATCCAAGAAACAAATATAGTCACCTTCAGCAATAAATGACATTGCACCATAGATTTTATGACCATTGTATTGGTCGTATCCAGTATTGTGAGGAAGTGAGATTGTTGAGGAACGTGTTGCACCTTCCATGAGTTGTGTGGTTTTTGCACCATACTTGTCAAAACCATCAACAACAACAAGGTGCTGTATATTTTGGTATGTTTGTCTGTCGATTGATTTCAATACATCTTCTAATTGGTCACTTGCCGTAGTCGGCGTAATGACCGTCACTAATGGTTTCATAATTTAGCTCCGTGTTACTTTTAGGATTCTTTCAATTTGTGCTTCGATGACAGGTTTACGATTAGGCCATTTGATGATAGGTTGGTCTGAAGTTTTCAACAGTTTCATCAGAAACGGAAGAATCAATTTTTCAACTTCCGCCAATTTGGCTTTATACTGTTCTACAGTATCTTCTTTCTGTGAAATGATCGAATTGTATTCCTCTTCATTTGTAGCGGTAAAGCCGAAATCAAAATCATCATCGTATTCACTGAGAATTTTTTGTGTGTCTTTATCTAGTGCCATATTTTTACGGTAAAACTATTTTCTTTTCATCAATCGTGGCAGTTTTGCCAACAATTGGACCTATGTTGTACGGAGATTTAGTCACGGATTTAAATTGTATTTCCATAGTAATTTGATAACCCTGTGAGCCTGCTGAAGGCCAACCTTTTCTTTTTTCATCTTCTGCGGCTTTTGTAACACCTTTAGATTGTACACGAATTCTTAAAACTGCGGTGTGGTGGTCATCCCATAAAGGTATTTTTGGATTAGCATTATCATTTAATTCAGCCGGATCATTTCGACCCAACAGATAAAAACCGTGTGTTGCAACATTAACATAATAAGTTTTTTTGATATTGTAATATTTACTTATTGTATTTGAAGGCAATGGAAAATATATATCTCTTAAATTTTTAATGTCGTGGTCATATCTTTCTCTCAAAGACAATCCAGACTTTCTGGCCCTAGCAATCCATTTAGCATCACGCACCTTCTGAATAAATGGTTCAACTTTCCATTTAGTCTTAATAGCTTGCAGAACCTTAGCATTTACACCAAGGCCTTTGAGAAATTCTTTTTCTTTGCTACCTTCTGTATCGCCATAATCATATTTACCATTACCAAGATAGTGTATTACCAAAGAACCTGCTGATGCAAGATCCTTTTTTAATTCACAACCATATTCTTTTCCACCAATTAATAAATCCAAATCAGGTCTATCAGAAGATGCTCCAGCTGGTTTATAATCTTTTTTAACCCAATTTTTCTTTATTAGTGCTTTTGCCGCATTTTCTTCGTATAAAAAACCTTCTTGAGCCATTTTGCATCCTAAATGAAAATATTTAGGCCTACACTTTAAACCCTCCAAAATCTTTCTTCTTGAAGTTGTTGTTTTGTGGTGGTTTTTGTATTGGATTATGTCCCGCATCAGCTAAGCCAAGTTGTGCATCTTGTTCAACATCATACAGTTTCATTTTTGATCTGTCAACACCGAGAACGAATCTTTTGTATTTTGATGGGTCTGAATAACGATTCTTCAACTGTTTGACCATAATTTGGCCAAGTGCTTCAAGTTCTTCGGAAGAAATGAGTGCAAACATTAAGTCTGCCGTAGCCGGCAAACCGAAACTCTCACTTGTATCTTCGAGTCCGGGGTCGGATGAAGTAAAACCTGACCGTGTTGTTTGTGTAGCAGAAACAATTGGAACTCCGAATTCAACGGCAAGTCCTCGCAATTCTTCTGCGATAGATTTGACATAGGTGTAAGAGTTAATGTTTGCACCTGCTTTAATCCGAGAAGAACAACATATATTAAGATAATCAATGAAAATAATATCAGGTACAAAAGACTTTTTAAGGTTAAGTTCATTTAATAGTGTTCTAAAGTGTGTTGCTGAGGCAGAAGCGGTTGGATATTCTTTGATGATTAATTTACCTGTTGTCATATCTTTGACACGATTGACCTTTTTGTCATACATGTCCTTTGGTAATTGTATCAAGTCATCAATAGTCACATTCAACAAGTTTGCATCTATACGTTCTGCAATTTTCTCCTCAGCCATTTCCATAGTGATGTAAAGTACATTTTTACCTTGTGACATAGCACCAGCGGCAACATGACACATAAAAAGAGATTTACCAACACCAGTACCAGCCAAGGCGATATTAAGGGTTTTCTTAGGTAGACCACCCTTTGTGATTTTGTTAAAATAGTCGAGGTCAAATGGAATTCGTTCTTCTGTTCGGTGGTAGAATTCAAATCGTCCATCAGAATCTTCTAGATAATCGTGACCTACAGAATTATCAAAACTGATGGCCAGAGCATCAGACAGAATTTTAGGAATGGCACCTTTGTCATTCGCCTTATCTTTACCGTCAAGAATGGAAATAGAATTTAAGACTGCATTATAAATGGCTTTTTCCTGGCAAAACTTTTCAGTTTTGTCAATGAGCCAACTGTTATCAGTTTTTTGTTCCGTCTTTGAAGATTGTTCAATTTCCTGTAGATAAGTTTCACACTTCTCCACTTCATCATTTGTGAGATTACGCCTTTCTTTGACGGCCAATGCAATCGCTTCAACTGATGGTGTACTATTGTAAGTATTTGTAAACGATAAGATTTCATCATAAATTACTTTTTCGGTTCTATCTGAAAAATATTCATCTTTGAGGAAAGGTAAAACCTTCCTCATATAGTCATCATTCTGTAATAGATTCCTCAGAATAGTTTGTTCCAACTTCATCAATAATTCCCTTGTCAATGTTTTGCGACATTATGCTTACCAAAATATCACCAATGTGATTTTTAAAATTCATGTCTTTTTCAAGCACATCCTTTTCTAGAGGTGTTTCCATCACATTATACACGAATTGAAGATAGATGGCACCATCTTTTTCTTCTTCGAACTTTACTTTACCATATTGATAAACAGTATCCGAATATTCTCCTGTGAGCAATTTAACACCCACAGTTGTGTCTTCACTTTCTGGAATTACATAGTTGAAATCTACACCCTCTTTATACGTCTTCATCCAATTCTCCTTCCATTTCTAATTGCATGATACTTCCGGACGCAACACGATATTTGTCTTCGATAAAATCACGGAAAGACTTTTCTTTCAAAATCGGTAACCAAAATTCTTTGCTATCGGTATCTTTGGTCCGATATTTTTTGTCCGAAACTTCACCTGTAGTTTTATCTACTTTTGAATACCAGCCATTTGATGGTTTAATAACATGTCCGGATTCAAGAGCCAGGTCAAGTAAACCGCTCCACTTGCTAATGCCACCATCAAAAGATACAGACACAGGTATTTTAGATTTTTCTTTAACATAACGAGATTTTTCAACATTGATAATGAAGTTATAACCAATAACTTCCGTTCCTTCTTTTTCTTGCTGACGACCAATAATAAAAATATTATCGGCTGAATAATAAGAGCCTGTTCCACCACCAACAACATCCTTGGAATAAAGTTCCATTGTCTTATATGTGTGATTGACAACAACCATTGGAATATCTTTCATTGAAAGATGTGGTGTTACCATACGGAATAAAGATTTGATTTGCTTTGCACGAGTCATATCACCCACAGATTTACCTTCAAGTGCATCATCAACTTCTTTCTTTGATGCAAGATTACCAATCGAATCGATGATGATGATTAGTTTATCTGACCGGTCTAAATCTTTAAGTTGTTGCATAACATCAAACTTTAGTTGTTCGATATCAGTGAGTGGTGTATGTAGAACGCGGTTGGTATCAATACCAAACGAATCGAAATATGATTGCGGAGTACCAAATTCAGAATCATAGAATAGCAAAGCGGCCTCAGGATATTTGTCCAAGTAAGATTTGGCCATTAATAATGAGAATGCTGTCTTAAAGTGTTTTGAGGGGCCAGCCCACATTGTAAGACCCGGTGTTAAACCGCCATCAATTTTACCACTCAATGCAACATTGATAATTGGTACTGAGGTAGAAATCATATCTTTATCCAGAAAGAATTTTGATTTAGCTAATATAGCAGATTCTTTAATAGAACTGTTCTTTTTAATTTTGTCCAAAATGCTCATAATTTTCCTTTAATCGAATAGTGAGTTTGTTCGTTCTGTTGTCCAATTCATACAATCAAGAATGATTTTAATTGGTTCTAAAAAAGTTTTATCGAATTGCATATTGTAATCGATATATTCTTGGAGACCAAATTCAGGAGGTAATCTTCCTGGGAATGACACCACGTTTTCTTTGAATGTGTTTGGGGTTTTAAGATAAGTAAATTTAATCTTTTCACCCTCTTGAATCAACGGATACTTCTTAGATAGACCTTTTTCTTCAAGGTACTTATTATATAGTAGGGCACCTCTCACATGAATTGGTGTACCTTTTGAATATATGGTAGTTTTGTTTCCATATTCTTTCAGACCATTGATGCCACGTGGAAAAGAAATATCTTCCACATTCAGCTTCTTGAATTTTGTACGAAAATCTTCAATGAAAATATGCATATCAGCTTCAGTACCCTTCATCATAATCTGAAGTGCTTGTTTCATCTTGTCACGCACAGGCGCAGGCGTGGATGATTTAATCATTTCGAGACCCATAACCTTCATATCAGGTTCGGTGTATCGAACACCTTCATTATCATACACGTTCATAATGTAACGCTTTTTGGCAGTCCAAATACCTTTGTCGGCCAGTGCTTCACGTTTCATCTGCATCTTCTGTGCATATGCATGTATATACTCAGCCAACTCATTGTATGATTCATTAATGTAAGGTTCAATCTTGTCTTTACAAACACGATCCATAAAATCAATCACTTTAGTTTTCGGCATAGAAACTACACCATCAGCACCATACACTTTGTCAACTAAAGGACCAAGTTTTAAATAAATTGAATCTGTGTCAGACGCAATTACATAATCTTTTTCCTCTGTTGACAGTAACTTGTTCATGTAAAGGTTAATCTTGTTTTCAATCCATTTGATTGACAACTGACCAGCAGTAGTGACACCCAAGGCCATACGTAAATCATAAAATCTAAAATACTGAGAACCTAGAGCACCATAAGCGGAATTGAGAGAGACTTTCTTTGCAAGTTGTAGATTGTTAAATCTTGCAATACGTTTTTCGATTTCATATTTTTTAGAATCGTCTGTTTCAGCTTCATAGTCTTTCTTGGCCTGAATCATCATCTTCTTAAACTTCTTACGGTCTTCGTACATGTCTTCCATCATCTTTGGTAAGAAACCTTGAATGTCTGTGCGGAAGAATTGACCGTTCGGAGTCAATGTTGCATTCTCCAAACTTGAAATGTCAACTTGTCTTTTCAAGAGTTTAACAACAGACACACCTTGTGAAAGAATGTCGCGCATCTCTTGTGTATAATCTGCTGGTTCAATGAGTGTTTCCGGTGAAATATTATACTGCATCATCAAGTGAGGATACAAAGAATTCAAGTCAAAACTGGCAACAAATTCATGTAGTCCAACTTGTGGGTCTTTTACATATGCGCCTTCAAATGCCTCACTCTTATCCTTGATGATACGTGGTGGAACAACGATGTTCTTATTCATCAAGTTGTTATATGTCAGAGCATCCCACATGCGTGTCTGTGCAAACACATCATCATAGTTAGTCTTTGTATCATAAGCCAAAGTAAGTGCTAGTTCAATCAACTTCAACTTATCTTCTAGTTTAAGAATCAAGTCAACGTCTTTAATGTTATATTCGATAAAGAGTTGATAATTCAATCGATACAATTGGTTAAGGTTATCATATTCTTCATATGAGATTTTACCTTCACCAAGTTCAAATTGTGCAATGGCATCAAGACGATAGGATTCTTGTGACTTACCATTAGGAGAATACCATTTGTACAGTTCTAGATAATCGAGTTCACCGACACCAACAAGTTCATACACCGTCATTTTACGGTTCATAACAAACGCTTGACGTTCGGAGATAATGTTCCACGGAGACAACTTCTTCGCTTCATCTTCACCGAGAACTTTACGCATACGATTCACAAGATATGGTACGTCAAAGAACTTTGTATTCCAGCCGGTAAGTGCATCAGGACATTTCTCTTGCCAGAGTTTAAGGAAGAACTTTAGCAAGTGATACTCATCTTTACACTTCATGTATCGTTCTTGGCCTTTGACCTCATAATCACCGCATCCGAAAACGAACATATGCCCACCGATAAAACGGAGAGCAATAGCAGTAACAGGTTCATTCGCTAGATAAGGATCGGGAAAGCCATTCTCAGAACCAACTTCAATATCGATAATAGCAATAGAGACTTTATCGAAATCCCAATCAATCATTTCTTTATGTTGTTCACCAATGTAGGCATATTCGAAACGATTTTGACCATAGATTTTTTTACCAGAAACACCTTCGAATTGACGGAGATAGTCACGTGCTTCGCGCATCGAATCGAATTTATTACCTTGAAGATAATGGCCATCGAGTGAGGTGTAGTTAGTTACTTTCTTCGAATGTTCGTAAAGAGTTGGCTGATAAGGGATTTTAATTTTTGTGCGTTTACCATCAGCAACACCACGATATAGAATGTTGTTACCGACAGATTGTACATTTGTATAGAAAAGAGACATTAACCTGTGATTAGTTGATTTGAAGAACTACCGGACATCATTGCATTGTAGTTTTCAATGATATTTTGGTCTGGTTCATATGTGTATGCGATATGTAACGGTTCAATCATAATTGAAACTTCTTTTGATTGATCTGCAAATGCTGGAAATGGCACAAAACCCATAGAAGGTGGTGCACCATTAATTTTTGGAGGAACAACTCTAAGTTGCATTGGATTTTTAAGCAATGCTCGACCATCTTGACTGATAGTTGTTTCTGAAATGACTTCTTCACCTGTAACAAGTTTGAAACCTTTAATACTCATAATTATACCTCTGTGTTAAAAAAGAATGTTTGGAACAATCGTCCATTATACTTCGAATCGCCAAAGCCTGGCAACATACTTCTGTGGTAATATTCACCTCGGTAAATAACCAAACGATTAAATATGTTGGAAACTTGAACAATTGGTTCCCATCTATCAACATCATTTAGGTCGTTGGAAGATGAATTATAATCAGTTTTCGGATCGTTTCGATCCAACATGAAGATTTTTGATTCTTTATTTTGGTAAATAGCAGTTCCAGCTTCCAGTGGGGCATCTGGTGTTAGATAGAGTACGGCCGCCCAGTTTGTTGGATCATAGTGTATCCATGTTTTATCTTGTGCGGTTGTGTATTGAAAAGCGGTATTGTATTCTTGTGGCCACCAAATAATTTTCTTTTGAAGTATGTCCTCAAACATAGATTTGGCATTTGTGTTCTGTTCACCTTGCATGATATTAGTTCTAGCACCTGGATAGTTACCAGTAACATTGAACGGTAAAGATAGTGCAAAGTCTCTAACACCCATGGCATTAGAGTAGAAGTTGTCGAAAATCATCAATGAAGGTGTCATTTAAATGCTCAAAGAATTATATAGTGATATGGTAACACATAACCCGATTGCAGGCAAGATATAAATTGGTATAATTATTAATTAGTTTTTAGCATAATCAGCTAATTGTTTTTTTTCTTCCAATTCTCTTGCACGTTGTTGCTGAAACCTTACATTTGCGGCTTTTGTTAATTTTTCTTGATAGATGCGTTGATCTTCTACAGCACCATATATGCCAATACCCACCATTGTCATACAAAATAATGCAATCGCAAAACCTATAAAATACATGCCAAACAAAAATTGCTCGGCTATTTTTTTCTTATGTGCCAGTTCTGCTTCTTTGGATTTTCTTTCAGCCTCGGCACGCTCTTTAAATAGTCTAGTGCGCTCCTTAATCATATGTTCCCATAATTCAGGCTTACCTAAAGTCCAAATAATAGTATCTTTTAATTCACGTTCAGCTTGACGCAGAGCATCACTATGCATTGCAATCTCTAAGGCTTCGCGCCCTAGTTCCGCATCAGATTTTCCAAGATGTAAGGATTTAGCTTTAACTTGTATGCGGGCCCGATGTATGCTATCGGCAGAATCGAAAAATTTGCTGAATTGACCCACAAGACCATGAACGTCTTTTCCTAAGGCTATCGCCTGTTTAATATGGCCTACGGCGCTTTGTGCGGCCGCAAAAGCCAGGCCAATAGTAATTGGATCCATAATTTATCACACACCAAGTTTACATATATCTTTGTATAGTCTATTAGAACAATCTTTCTTCTTCCATTCTAAACAATAAACGGTTCTGTTATAAACATCTCCGGTCCATTGCCATCGAACACAAATCCACGGTGCATCTTTATCAATTGTTTGTTCTGCCGAACCAGCCAGTACAGTCAGCAATAACAAGACCGGCAGAATTTTAAAACTCATTTTATTTGTTTGATAAAGGATTGTCTATCGCTTTTTGAATTTTAGCGTCAATTTCTTTCTTTAACACTTCAACATCTTTAGTAACTTCTTTCTTTAATGCTTGTGTTTCTGAGTTAATTTCTCTGCGTGCTAGGGCCATTTCGGTTCTTACAGCATTAGCTTCGGCACGGGCTTTATCCAAATCTTCTCTAACACCTTTACGCATTTCACGCATTTCACCTTCGGAATCACGCTGAGCCGCTTTAACAAAACGTTCAACTTGCTCAGTAACCGATTCGTTTCTACGTAGATCACTTTTTAAATCATTTTTAATATCACGTGTGTATCCATTTGCTTCAGTGACTGAATCTTCGGCCTTTTTAATTTTTTCATCGAGTATAGATATACGCTTATCAAACTCCGTTAGGTCTGGTGCTGAATATTCGGCAATTTTTTTCTTCATGCCAACATAATCTTTATAAACCTCAAATGAGCCATATAGACCACCTAGCAAACTGGACACAATTGTAAAAGCAACCATCAATTTGGCTGGAGTAAATTCATACCCACCAATACTGATGACTGTATCTTTACTTGCATACTTTTTTACCGCTTCTTCCGCTTTGTCAATCTTAGCATTAACGTCTTTGATTTCTTCTGCCATTTTATTTTCCTTTGTATTGTTGATTCACCATTTCTTGGTGTAGTTTATCGCTTGATAACTGGCGCAAGGCCTTAATGTTATCCACATTATTTTGCTTGTTGTAAATTTCTTTTGGCTCATAGAATGACACATCTTTCATAACAAACGAATAGGATTCATAACCTTTTGGTTGTAAAGCCATCATTGCAATATCAACACCGCCTGCCAATTCATTTGATTGTACATTTTTATTCACTGTTTCTGTTGAGGTTTCAACTCTTAAACTGTCAAGTGGTGTTTTGCTTTCCATTAATTCAGCCAATGGATTACTTCTTGTTGTAATCGTATTGACCAAAATAGAAGGCATTTCTACTTGAACATTCGTGTTTTGTGGAACATAGGTTTGTTGTTGTGATTGTACAAAAGTAGGGGCATTCAAACTATAATTTAAACTTGTATTAACTGAAAACAGAGAATATGACTGTAAAGGCATTTTTGCTTGCGGCAAACCAAATGAGGTTCCTTGTGTTCCTTGTGAGTTTGATTGTGAACTTGTTTGTATTGGTGTTTGTACTCCTGGTAAGTTTAATGCTTGACCTGTTTGGCTTGATTGTACGTTCAATGTAGTTTGCAACGATGCTTGAGAACTGGCCAGTGACATAGAATTTAATGAACTAACAACCGACATTGCCTGTTCTTGAGACTTAGAAACACTCAATGAAACTTGTTGAGCCGCATTCTGAACAGCAGCCTTTTGTGTTGCTCTATCGTTTTCTTGTATCTTACTGATTGTACTCATAACCAATGACATAGGTGCACCAGGTTTTGATTCCACTTTATCGGGTCCACCTCCTTGGCCACCACCAGGACCAGCACTAGAAGCGATAGGTGATTCTTGCCCCTGAGCAGGTTTATCATTCTGTTGTGTACCTTGTGGTGTCATTGCAACTGCATCTTTTACAGTTTGAGGAACTCCATCCGGTGCCGAAATTGAACCTGTCGTAGATAATTCAACACCACCAACATTCACATTAGTCACAGGTGAAGAAGAAGGGTCTGCACTAGCGGCACCAGCAACTGTTTTTGATACTGATGGAGGTAATACTACGTTTGTTTGACCCGAATTTGGTATCGATGGTGTTACTGGTTTTGGGTCCGGAGTTGGTGGTGCAACGGCCGCAGAATAATCTAATGATAGAGAAATGTCTCTAACTCTTGGTCCATAATAACCAGCCCAATAACGACTATCTTTACCTGTAAATGCAACACCCAGCCAACTTGCTGTGTTTAAATCATATGGTGAATTAAAAGTTTGTTTGCCTTGAAATAATTGAAGATTTCCGTTTGTGGGGCCCATCGTGTAATTATGCACCTCCAGCATAGAACCGTTTGTACCACCTAAAGCAATAGAAGCATTCAATGTACCCGAGGTTGAACCATCATTTTGATACAACCAAGAATAGTTGTATCCTTTAATCTGCACATTTACACCAGCATTTTGAAGTGCAGTGTTGATGCCAATAATTTGGGAGGTCGTAGACATTCCATAAGAAAAACGAATAGTATTGGTATCCTGATTCATTGCTGGACCAGGACCACCCGAACAACATTGACTTACACCATTGTTATCGGTATACTTTATGTTAGTCCAACCACGATTATCAATTAAATTGCCTGTGGTTGAAATCTCTTGAGCATTAGAATAGTTTAAAGACAATAGCGCCGAGCAAAGCACCAATGCCAATTTTCTTATACGTGTCATCAGATTTAACCTCTTCCATTACTGGTAGCTTTCCGGGATTATCTTCCCATAGTTGTTTAGCTTGTTCACCAATTTTGCCTTCATAAGGACATGGTGTGCCGGCAGCCAACATAGCATCAAATACCCTACGGTCTTGACACATGGTTGCAACGGCAGCCACTTTCATTCCCATATCGTAAAGAGTCTTAGACAATTTTAAACGTTCACAATTCATATCTCTAACAGTGCCACCAGAAGAAACGCCGAAGATTTGTGTTTGCACGGAACCTGATGTACCAGTAGAACATAAATCTGCATTACCACCACTCATCATTGTTGGAGCAACTGCTGTTGGTGGAGGTTGTATTACTTTTTGTGTAATGGTTGTTTCATTGATGTTACGATTAGTCATATCACCAGTCTGTACATTTTGATTAACGTTAGTTGAGGTGTTGACGTTTGTATTTTTGTTATCCGTAGCGGCTGTAGACGTATTGATGTTACGATTAGTCATATCACCAGTATTGACATTGTTGTTTGTCATTGTACCGGAGTTTATGTTGTTGTTCGTGTTTACGTTTGTTGAGGTTGAAGCCGCAGTGGATGTGTTGATGTTTCGATTAGTCATATCACCAGTGTTAACGTTATTGTTAGTGTTTGTACTAACGTTTGAGTTATTATTGGTGTTTGTCATGGAACCAGAGTTGACATTGTTGTATGTCATTGTTCCACTATTGATGTTTGTGTTTGTGCTGGCGTTGACGTTATTGTTATTGTTGGTCAACGTACCAGAGTTTACGTTGTTATTCGTGTAGGTCATAGAGCCAGAGTTTACGTTGTTATTCGTGTTTACACTGGTAGACGTACTTGCGTTAACGTTGTTATTGTTGTTCGTGGAAATACTTTTAACATCAGTATTATTGATGTTTGTAATTGTTCCAGAGTTTACGTTATTGGTATTAACGGTACTTGTGCTGGTAGAGGTACTGTTTGTATCTACCAGAGTTTTCGAATCATACGTTGTCTGAGCAACGGAAATTGATGTAGACATGACAAAAAGTACCATAAAAGGCATCTTTTTGAACATTTTTTTCCTTTAGGGTGTTGACAAAATTGTGGTTGGTTTCACACCAACACAACTATTTATCAAACCGGCAAAGTGGGAATCAATATTTGTAGTTTACTGAATCGAGATTTTCTCTGTAAATGGACGCACCGTTTTTTAAATGAAAACGTTTGGCCATTTCAGTTTTTGGGCTATAAGTCACAAACTCTTTTATGTTTGGATTATTACCCTCAATGTATTTTCTGGCTTCAAGGAGTAAATCTCTGCCTGCGCCTGCGGCATAACTCCATATTGTGTAAAATACAGCAACTGAAGGATTCTTTGCGGTCTCTAGCAATTCATCTACGCTTGATGGAATTGAATCATGGTATTTGACGCATACCATTGCACCTAAAATTTCTTCTAACTGGAGTGCTAGTACCTCACAGTTAATACCAACTCTCATTTCATGAGGAATTTCTGGACGAATTGGATCGTCTTTTAGGTGACCTGCAAGTGGATGGTCCAGAGATTGAATAGGAATTAGCTTTTTCATGGCCTTATATATCCAAAACATTGGTGCTCCGACTAGGAATTGAACCTAGACTCAATGAATTATGAGTTCACTGCTTTACCATTAAGCTATCGGAGCATTTGGTGCGGATAGAGGGACTCGAACCCTCAGATTATGGATTTTAAGTCCATTGCCTATACCAAATTCGGCTACATCCGCATGTCCATTTTGAAACACACTAACGACATAGGCAATTGGATATCCCTGTCTGACTGAACCAACTTCAGTAATGTATTTCAAAATGGACACCTTTCGGTGCCCACTGCGTTACAGCACTTTGTAACGGTCATCCATGATGGTCTTAAGCATCACAGATTCTGGTGTGAAGGTTTCTAGGTCACCAGCAAGGAGTGGCTTAACCACGGCTGGAGAGAAACCAGACACCAGTGCAGTACCAGACTTGTCAAACTTCACAGGTGAGTTACCATATGAGGCGTTCAAGTTCCAGAATACAACCTTTGGTAAAGTGTATCCTGCGGCTTCGTACTTACGTGCAATCATTTCGATTGCAGAGTCATCATGCTTAACGCAAGCGTCAAATTGCATGTCAGACAGAATCAACACCATTCCTGGCATATCTTCTTGTGCTACGTTACCTTTTACAGCAACGTCTAGGATTTTCGCAAAGGCCTTGTTCAGGTCAGTGTTCATATCCCAGTTGGACTTAACCATTTGGTCAATCTTAGAGTTGATACCACCTTTTAGGTGCATCAATTCTGGCTTGCCAGAGAAGGTCAAGAATGTGTCCTTGAACGCACCCTTGTTCTTGTCAGCAAGGTACAATCCCAAAGAGACTGCAACTTCCAAACAGGTCAACTTACCGGTCTTGCCTGCGGTGCAGGTCATAGAACCAGATACGTCAACTAGAGGCAGAATGTTAGCATCCCCAACATAGTTAGGCAATGCATTCCATTGTGCTTCAATCAAGTCCAATTCGGTCTTGTTGAATGAAACTCCATAGTTGGAGATACGACCCTTCAGCACATCATATGGGAATGCCACAGATGCGTTAACCTTAACTTCAGGGTTGTCACCCTTTACCAAAGCCGCAACATAAGTTGCATATGTTTGGGTGTTACGATTAAAGGCCTTCTTGTAACGGGCAGCCGCTACGGAAGGAACATGTGAAAAGTTAATGGAATCCCAGTCCTTTGCACACATATTTGTTTCAACAACCTTGGTCATTTCAACCAAAGACTTGCGGTAGAACTTTGGTGACATTCCGAAGAATGTACGGATTTCTGCCGCAATTGGACCTTGGCGAGGAGACCACTTAGCCGCCAAACCATTCTTTTCACGCAAAGCGTTGCCAAGCAAGGTATATGCGGCTTCTTTCAAAACCTTGGTCTTGAAGATGAACAAGTCATCCCAACGTCCCAATTCAGGCACCTTAGCCAACAGAGCCTTAGCGGCTTCCGTATCAGTCTTTTCCAGATACACTAGGATATCACGGAACAGTTGACGTTCACCAGCACCACCACGTGCATCACGTAGCCATGCGGCAACACGGAGAGCCAATTCACGGTTCTCTGCCAAGGCAGCCGCAAATGCAGGCTTAATATCTTTTCCACGGGATGCACCCGCATTGTAAAACAAATCAACCACCGCATTGGCGGTAGACTTGCGAGCCTTCATACCGTTTTCGGTACGGGCTTCTTGATTCATAACGGCTTCGACAAATGTTGACATAATGAACTCCTTTTCAATCAACAGGTTAAACTTTTAGCATCCGATGTGCAACCATTACACTTTATCCTCTAAGGGAACCCGGAATCGAACCGGCCTTTCAGTTTCCATTTGCATTAATTTGTTTTGCGGAACTTAACCTAAAAACAACAGAGTAGTTTGATTGCCACCATGGCACATGATCCGAGTCTCTTTCGAGTTTGGGTGGATAATGCTGGAATCGAACCAGCTAGTTTTGTTTTGCTGAACCTACTCTAAAACTCTCAAAATAAAATAACAGGATGGTCGTTCTGTAATTTTCGGTTTACTCTAACCGGAGTGCAATTGAACCACTCAAACCCTAATGGACTACCATCATCTTTGCTGTCTTTTCCAGCGTCAAATTTAATTCAGGTTGATTCCCTAGTTACGTAATTACACCTTGCGGTGGTCCTCCTGTAGTAACGGGTCTTTAGTCAATTAAGTTTATAATTGCTGAATCCATCCTAAAAAACTTATATAATCTCCATATAAAGATTATATCACGTTAAGTGTAATTTGGCAAGACTTTTCTTGCATTGTTACCTAAAAACAACATGGTGTCTCCGACAGGAATCGAGCCTGTATCCCATTCTTAGGAGGAATGTATTCTATCCGTTGAACTACAGAGACATGGTGGAAGAAGGAGGAATTGAACCCCCACCGGCAAAGCCAGTGGCCTGCTTTCCAAGCAGGTGTAAGAACCATCTTACTGCATCTTCCATGGTACCCCAAGTGGGACTCGAACCCACAGAATCTTGATTTTGAATCAAGCACGTATACCATTCCGTCATCGGGGCATAAAATTGGTGGAGATGGTGGGATTCGAACCGCACACAAGAACTTTTACAGAGTTAGAGCGTAGTTGTTGCAGAACTTATCCTTTACAGGATAATTTTTTTGCTATGCTATGCTACCATTACATCACATCTCCAAATTTGGTGGGCTGTCAGAGAATCGAACTCTGTTCTTCCGGTTAAGAGCCGGTTACTTCACCACTTAAGTTTACAACCCATATTGAAACATACTCTCGCCGTCAAGAGGCTTTTCATCACGCTGGCTAATGCTGTTTCGTTGAGTAGTCCCGGATGCCATCCGCTACAGGCTCCCAACCAATGATGAATATGTTTCAATATGGTGCGTCCTAGTGGAATCGAACCACTTTCCTCGGTGCTTCAAACCGGTGCTATAACCATATCAGCTAAAGACGCAAATTGGTGCTTCTACCAAGAATCAAACTTGGGTTTCGCCCGTACCAAGGGCGTGTACTGTCACTGTACGATAAAAGCAAATTAACACACAACTTATCCTATTATACTCCGTGTGTTATGGAGAAATTGAATTTGTAAGTAGTTCCACCTCACTCATCGAAACCATTCTACCTGTATTTTCTTTAAAGCCGCGGACAGGATAGAGGTACGTAGTAATAGTAGTTACTTAGCCGTTGCCATGTTGCCGGACTCGAACCGTTGCCTCATAAGGTTTTCGACGCCTTACTTTCACTACATCTACACTTACAAAACTTGGTACCTTGTGACGGGATCGAACCGCCGGCTTCCCACTTGTAAGGAGGGCACTCTACCGCTGAGTTAACAAGGCTTATTCAAATACTGCAATCACATCATCAATGTGAATACGATATGTTTCATTTTCAATCTTATATGCTTTGTTCCAATTAATCAATAGTTCTTCACCAATTGAAAGGGATTCGTCAGAGGTAGCAACAACAGTTGCACGGTCTGGTTCAAGTGAAGATTGAAGAATGATACCACCAGCAGAAACTTTCTCTGGTGCTTTTCGTTCAACAATTACATTACGATTCAATGGAACATACGTCATAAAATATCCTTAATAAAATTGGGTGGATGTACGGGAATCGAACCCGTGATAGCGGAATCACAACCCGCGGTTTTGCCACTAAACTAACAACCACATAAAAACTGGAGCGGGTAGAGAGAATCGAACTCTCACATTAACCTTGGCAAGGTCATAAGCTACCATTACATCATACCCGCATGAGAACTGGACCGCACTTTCGCAGAGGGTCCAGCCGTGTTTAAGATATTAAACGTTTCTTCTTTGCTTCTGCTACAACCGATTCAAATAAATTAACATCTAATCGAACTTTTTGTGCATCTGTTTCTACTTCTGGATTGTAGTCTTTAAAGTTATCACCATGTCCAATTTTAATATGACACTCTTTCAATGGATCCATACAAAGTGTAATTAGATTATTTAAATCCAATTCATGTTCTGGAAACAAATGGAATGGCTTCTTATGATGGACATTCAAATTGTTAGTTGAACCACAAGATTCGCAAACAGGATGAAACTTCAAATGTAGTTTCTGAACACCAGGCCATTTAGGACTTCTATCCATTCCATGACCAACGTGTGTATCTCTATTCGCAGTCTTTGCTAAATTTGGTTTTCTAGCCATACTAATCTCCTAAGGGTAGTTAAACCCTTATGTAGGAGATTAGTGGGCTTCGGTCAATTCTTGTTCTGCTAGAATCCGCTTTAGACGGTCTGCACAGAAAGAAGCGGCCGGCGCATCTGGCTTAACCATTGGTGTCATGTTACATGTACCTTTGATATAACCAATTGCTTGTTGAACAACACAAGAAGAACCGTGTTCAGTTGACTTGTTAAGGTCCAAGTGAACTTCAACGTGACGGTCTTCCAATACATCCTGCATTTCTTGGAACAGAGCGGATACTTTGTAAACTTCTGTCATCAAACGCATTGCAGGCTTGGACTTCTTGTGGTCATAATCTAATTCACGGTCAACAAATCCGAAGATTTTACATCCGTGACAACCATCGATATGAACAACGACAGCCAAAGCGTAATCCGCATACCAAACTCCGTTTACACGCATACGTTCGGAGTCTGCACCAAGGTAAACACGTGTGTCTGGTCCTTGAGCCAAAATAAAATCTTTTACTTTTTGGATATCAAAATTTTTCATATCATTTCCTTATTTGGCATCCCGACTAGGACTCGAACCTAGACTTACGGTTTTGGAGACCGCAGTGCTGCCATTACACTATCGAGACATATTATTTTTAACTTCTGAATCACACGGAAAAAACAATTTTAGCTGAACCAATTGTTCCAGGCATATCTAGGACTCTCCGTGAAATTTCTTCAAAAGCCTCATCTTCATTTTTTTGATCCTCAATTTCCCGTGGATCTTTTCTAAAGATTGTGTCCCAATTCTTAGAGAATTCGTTTTGCGAAACACTATAAGGTCTGGGTGACGAACCTTTTCCACCATCACTCATACAATCTTCCTTTTAGGTCTTTTTGTTGAGCCTTGCGTTCTGTTTTCCAAAACACTCGTTTGAAATCTTTGAGGTGTTTCCACCATTGTGGAGCACCAGTCAGATTGCCTTTTTTAACATTAGCCATTTAAAACTCCTAAAAATTGGTGCGCCCTGAGGAATTCGAATCCCCAATCTGAATTTCGTAGACTCATGTGATATCCAGTTTCACCAAAGGCGCATTTAATTTGCCGGCGTGATGTTTTCTGTGACAATTTGCACATAGACAAGCACACTTATTGATTTCTTCTAAAATTTTATTTTTACTAGCATCCACTTTTGTGGAAATATCAAACTCTTTTTTAGCAACATCAAGATGGTGAAAATCTAAACAATAAGATTCCGATTCACCACAAACACAACAAGATAGTTTATTTTTCATTTCGAAAAACCATTCTTTATTGTCTTTTTTATATTGTTTAATTCTTTTCAAATTCGTTTCGTGGTGTTTATAATAAGAAAGTTTTTGTCTCTCTTGCCTACAATCATCACACATTGCATTTCTTTTATCTAATGCCTTATTTTTAAAGGCAAATTTTTCTATTGGATATTCTATTTTACAACAAGAACATATTTTCATGTTATCTCCTTAAGTATACGAACTATTTATAAGTTTCGTATCTTTTGGTGGTGATAGAAGGTACCGAGCCTTCCTCATCGGCTTATGAAACCGTTACGCATCCATCTACGTCATATCACCTAAATTTGGTGGAGAATAGGAGAATCGAACTCCTATGAACAACTTGCAAGGCTGCCGTAATACCATTATACTAATTCCCCAAAATTGGCTCCGGTCCCAGGATTCGAACCTGGCTTCAAGGATTAACAGTCCTCTGCCCACACCTAGTTTGCTTCACCGGAATATTCTAACTATAAAACTGGTCTCGGTAGAAGGAATCGAACCTTCGCCACATGGTCCCAAACCATGCATGATACCATTTCACCACACCGAGAAAACTGGAGCAGTCACTACGATTCCCACGTAGATATTGGGTGGACCCCAACACGGTTAATATCCGACTGCATAAACTGGAGCGGGGTGAGAGAATCGAACTCTCAACAACAGATTGGAAATCTGTAGTTTTACCATTAAACTAACCCCGCAAAAAAACTTGGTGCCCCATGACAGAATCGAACTGCCGTAACCTGATTACAAAACAGGTGTAATACCATTATACTAATAGGGCGAAAACTGGTTGCGGGAGGTGGAATTGAACCACCGATCTCTAGGGTATGAACCTAGCGGATTACCTCTTTCCTATCCCGCGATAAAACTATTATAACATACTTTATATATGTTGGCAACTGGTGGAGCCTGAAGGAATCGAACCATCCGCCAACCACCCTCCAATTAAAGGCAACGGATTTACAGTCCGCTGAAGGGAACAGGCTCCAAAAATACAACAGAATCCGCTTTTTTTCATTTCCAGTGAAAGTTTTTATTTGCTGAATGGATTCTAAAACTTGGTCCTCTGTAGAAGAATTGAACTTCTGTCTATCGGTTATCAGCCGATTGCTCTACCATTGAGCTAACGGAGGAAATCTTGGCGGTCTTAAGGGGTAACGATCCCCTTCTTCATGCGTGACAGGCATGTGTGCGTCCATGAACACTTTAAGACCTAAAAATATGTGGCATTACGAACTTTAGCCGTGTCTCTAACGTGGACACCGAAAGAACACCATGTGATGCCCCGCTGGACCCGCCATACACATAATGTATGGATTAACAGAAAGTTTTTGCTTTCCGATTTGGTGCCCTAGGAGAGACTCGAACTCTCAGAACCTGGTTTCTAAGACCAGTACGTATACCATTCCGTCACCAGGGCAAAATACAACAGGATAATTTTTTACGGTTTTGATTAAAAGTCAAATGTATAAATGTTTGCTGAACTTATCCTAAAATCTTTGGTAGGGGCACAGAGAATTGAACTCTGGTTAATAGGTTAAAAGCCTACTACTTTACCACTAAGTTATACCCCCATATCATTTGTTTTGTTGACGCACTATTTGCTATGCTCAACGGAGTCAGTTGCAACAATTACCGTTTCTGTACATAGTTACTCAAGGTTGACGTTTCCCTCATGGCTTACATCAACAAAACAAATGACACTACCATATTAAAACACACTAGGATGTTTGACAAAAATAACAGTTTTGATCCTGCCCTACCGTGCCGTCCACGGACTTGTTTGTCAAACACATTACATTCCAACTTGTTCCAGCACCTTCGGGGGGCTTCATGTAGTCTTAGCAGAGCCTAGCCGTCACTAGGAATAGTTCTCTGCTAAGGTACCTACTGGGTTGGTAACCTAATGCATTTTAATATGGTACTCCTGAAGGGTTTCGATCCCTCTTTTCCGCCTTGAAAGGGCAGCGTCCTAGCCAGTAGACGACAGGAGCACAAATTACACTTAACTTTTTAAAGAACTTTCTTGCAACTGACTCAATCATTTGTTGCTATGTGTCTATTATAACACAACTATCTTTCTTGGCAACTACTTTTTTCGCTTTGTTGCTTAAAAACAACATCTGCTTTTTCGCAGTTACTTATTGATTTCTCAATCTATGCATAGAGTATAACAGAACCAGCGGCTTTGTCAACATCTATTTGCATGTTGTTGTTAAAAAACAACACTGTCATAAAGGTCTTAAAAAGAGCCATTACGAACAAAAACCAGTCATAAAGGTCATAAAAACAACCTTTATGAAAAGTGGAGTCGGCAACAGGAGTCGAACCTGCATATAACGGGGTTGCAATCCGTTCCCTAGCCATTCGGGTCATGCCGACATTAACCTTTTTTCCGTGATATCCAACCATCATAGTTTGGATCGGTCACAACATCCACACCGAATTTGCCAACAACTTCAAAATCAGGACCACGGATGGTCACAAACTCATTCATATTTTTAGCAAGATTCATTGCTTCTGCAAGTGTAAGAACCTTAAACGATTCTTCTTTTCCTATCACTTTAAACATAATCATCTTACAT